TACCTATTAAGAATATTTTGAAACATTATGATATTAATCTTCCTAAAATTACAGATGCTGTTTTAATGTGTAATAAAATTGTTATTCATACTCTTATGTTTATGAAACTATATCTTTTAGATTATTATGAAATTAATCAATCATTACCTACTATTGATGACGAGTTTGTTAATAGTTGTATGAAAATTTTATGTAATGAAAGTACTAATGGAAGACCACCTAAAAAAGAGATAAAGGAATTAAAAGATACATTAAAGGGTTTTCTTGAAAAACATTATAAACCTCTAATGCAAAATGATGAACTTAATTATAAACATATGAATACTATTTTAAATTATTTAACAATTGATATTATTACTATGTATGATAACAATATTAAACTTCATTATGTAGAATATGTAGAGCGGTTTGTTAATGTTGTATGGAAAAAGAAGTATATGATTGAAAAAATTAGAAAACTTAATTATTCAAAAGATGATATTGATAATAAAATAAATAAATTATGTAATCAATTGAGACGAATTAAGAATGATATTCTTAATGTTGAAACGAATGAATATAAATCAGACAAATCATATCATAAATGGATTAACAATATTAAGAAATCTATTATACCTAGTAAGGAACATTTTAATAAGAATAATATACATTATGATATACAATGCAAACCGCAAGATTATTTACCCTGTATGATTTATATGATGAAATACATAGAACAAGATGGTTTAAGTATAAATAATGTTTTTCCTTTAAGAAATGAAATTGTTCCTAAACACATTAGAATTGATACTACAACATTAGTGCATCTTATGATGAGAAAAGAGCAAGGTAATAAATGTGAATATTTAACAAAAGGCAATTTGAAAAAGAATGAAGATAAAATATGGGAATTCTTTTTTAGAACTGAAAGAAGAAGTTTTAAGAAAAATGAATATACATTCCATCATATGATAGAAACTGATGGTGTAAGTTGTAGTATAGTTCTTATTCGTAATGATTTAATAGGCAAACGAATACCAAGTAGCAAAAATAAAAATAATGAAAAATATATAGATGAATTAGATGATTATACAAAATTGCAAAATAAGAAAATAGTAGCTATAGATCCAGGAAAATGTGATATATTATATTGTGTTGATGGTTATAATAAGGATGCTACAACTTTTAGATATACACAGGATAGTAGAAGAAAAGAAACAAAGAGTAAGAAGTATTCAAAACTTATTTTAGAGTTTAAGAAAGAGAAAATAGATGGTAAAACAATAATAGAATATGAAACCGAATTATCACAATTTAATAAGAAATCGTTAGACATAGAAAAATATAAAGAATACATTAAAAAGAAGAATGAAATCAATCATAAGTTATTTACATTTTATAATAAGTATATATTTAGAAAATTAAAATTAAATGGTTATATGAATAGACTAAAAAACGAACAAAAGTTAATGAATAAGTTTCAAAAGGTTTTTGGTGATACAAATGATGTTATTGTATGCTTTGGTGATTTTGAACAAAGAAAACATATGAAATATAAAGAACCTATAAAAGGTAAGGGTATGCGAACATTATTTAAAAAATCAGGATATGAAACCTATTTAGTAGATGAATTTAGAACAAGTTGCAAATGTTGTAATTGTAATGGTGGAGATTGTGAGAAGTTTATGTTAAGAGAAAACCCTAAACCTTGGAAAAAAATTTATGCTCTTGTGCATGGTCTATTACGCTGTAAAAGCGGTTGTGGATTATGGAATAGAGATACAAATGGTGCTAAAAATATTTATAAGATATCATACAATCATATAAATAATATAGAAAGACCTATGTATTTAAGTAGAAGCAAAAAATCAGGTACATTACACGATGTACCATAACCAAAATTTACACGCTTTGAAATAAGCGAACCTTGAAGTATATGAAATAAAATTTTATATTTTTTATAAAGTTTTGTCTCATTTTAAATCTTCAAGGGTGTAAACTATTAGTCTTTGTTTGAATATCTAATTCTAAAGAATTTTCATCTTTATCTTCTTTATCAATACTTTCTTCTTCTTTAATTACATCCCAATCTTCCCCATCAATTAGATCAAAAAACTTAAGAACTTCTTCAGGTGAAACACGAAAGAACTCTCTACGTGGATTAATACGGTTTGTATATTGTTCCAGAAGAATATGTAATGTTCTTTCTTTAGATGAAGCATTACATACTTTCTTTGCAAACTCAATCTGATATGATGTTGGAGGACGCCAAGTATCAGACGCATTTGCTTCATCTAATCTTATTTTAGGTGTTCTCTCAGTCATACCAATTTTTAGAATTCCAGGCATTGATGGGTTTGAAAAACAATAAATATAACCATCAGTCATCTTTTTTTAATTTATAATCTTATCAATTTGTCAATTTTTATTACTTTATTATTTAAATTATAATTGATAAAATATTTTATTATATTTGTTATTTTTTTTATTTTTAAACCAAAAAATTGATTTTGTTATTAAAAAATATAACAAATACCAAGGATATACAAATAGAGAAGAAAAATAAAAACTAAAAAATCTCTATAGAAACAACGCAAAAACATAGATATGATTAATTATGAAATTCTTAGCGAAATTATATTTATGAATGATACAATTTTCAAAGATATTGATATCAAAAATGCTAAAATTATTGCACGTACTTGTAAGATCGCAAAATCTAACAAGAATATTAAATTGAGCTTTGATATATGTAAAATAAATATATATTTTAATAAGATAATAAATACTTCTAAAAAAAAGACAGATAAAGAGTTTGATGAGAAACCACTTATTGAGAGAATGCGTGGAAATAAATTAAATATAAATAAAAAATACAAAGCTAAAATCTATAATATAATATCACATTTATTATGCGAAGATGCTAATATAATTGATGGAGTTAAAAATAAATTAGTTACTGAACAAAAAAGTAATATTGATAAATATATTACAAAACTCAATAATATGATATTGATTATTAACAATATAGTTGATGATACTAACAATATTACCGATGATGAAAGGGAAATAGTTAATGAAGATGATGATTACAGAGATCAGCAATATGATATTGCAGAACTTATTTCAATTTTCAAATATAACTCGTATTTTATTAATATGTTTAGTAAGACACTTGTCAACGAGAAAGATGTAATTGGTTTTATTAGTAGTAAATATTATACCAAAAACTGGTATAAAATACCCATAGTATTTACTAAAAAATTATTGGAAAAAATATCATCAAGACCCACAAATATAAATTAGATACAATTTTCTATTTTGATTTACCTACAACAAAACAATATTGTATTTATCACATAATATATATCTCAATACTTATTTTCTAATTCTAACACTTTTTTTATATAATTAATATTGATTAAAGGAAGAATTGGTGAGCATTCCCATAGCTGTGTTTTAAGAAATGTTTGAATGCTGTACTTGATAGGATACATATGAAATAGTCCCGCGTAGATATCAAGCATATACCGCTGATGTTTTTTAGAGAGTAATTTAACGCTATATTTAGGCAAAACTATTAATAGTTGAATATACGATGGAACAAAATTATTAGTATTATTCAATATAGGAATATCATTTGCGATTGAATGATTTAATATATCTTTTATTGTAGGTGGATAATTATACGGGTAATACCACTCGCAATCTATATCTAATCCTTTATAATATGAATAAACCCAATAGATACCTTTGATATAATTATTACAAGCATTAAACATAACTGTAGAATCAATAGATATATTATTATCAAATATAACTTTATAATATTCTTGGCGCCATTTATTAGGACTATTATATATAGTATTTATTAGTGGATCTTTGTTTTTTAATCCATAATAATCGCTTAGTGTATTTTTGTTATCAGGAGGCCTTTTTTTAATATATCTTTCGCATATATGATGAATATCTTCATCTTCGCTATTTGCTAAATCTTTAAAAATATCAATAAGACAGCTATGATTTATCTCTCCTTTATTTACTAATAATCCGTTTGTTTTAATCGAATTTTTTGTAGCAGATAAAAGGGTATCAATGCCATTATTTTTTAATTCTATTGTTAATAGATGTGGAATAAAATCATTGCCCAATATTGTACATGCGGTACAATATGTTTCTATTAAATCGTTATCATCTATTTCTATTTCATCGCTATTAATATTCCAATTTGTTTTTAATTCACATAATATTGCTTTACGTAATTCTTTAATATTTAAATAATTAAATACAGTGTTATTTGTATGATGATCTTTTACCTCTCTCATTAAAAATATGTTTTCCTTGTGTGACATTAAGGATAATATTATTAAATCTGCGTCAAGACCGTGAATTATTATTTTATCATCTTTTAGAAAATCTTTTATTTTTTTAAATATTTTATGTTCTCCTTCGCCACACACATTACTACCACTATATATAACATTACTTATATATCCTTCTTCTATAATATTTTTATTGATATATATATCTAATTTTTCCATAAAGATAGTTCCAGGTGTAATAGCATTAGTATCCCAAATAATTTTAACATTATCTAATGTATTTTTATAAATATTTAAATATCTGCGCTTTCTTTGCTGAAACATCTTAGCAAGAGGTGCTACACCGTCTGCGCAAATAATATATTTATCAGCTTTATAATTTTCAATATAAAACTTAATACGTTCCCATACTCCTTGAATTATTTCAAATTCAATTATATCATTATGGAATTTATCTTTATCATTATATTTTCTTATAATATCTTGCGCTACATTATGTATGATACCATTAAAATCAATACAATAAGTATTAAGAAACATAGGTTTATTATTTGAAATAATATTGTTGTATTTTTGTGTCAACGAATAAAAATAATAAGGGATTCCCATTTTTATATTAATATTAATGTTATTTTATATTTATATAATATCATATATCAATTTTTATTTTTCTTTCTATCATATTAGAATATATATATAATATGCCTACTTCAACTACAACTAATTTAAGTGATGTGTTTTTAGGCTCTGAACAATCTAAATATGCGGGGGTCGCTCTATTTATAACCATATTAATTATATGTATATCAATACTTATTACAAGCAGCAAAATAGCAATTGAACAACGAATACTATTCGTTATATTTATATTAATTATAAGTGTTCCTTCAATATTAATGACACTTTTTGAGTTAACTTGTATTGTTACTGGTGGTAATTATAATACCCGTTGGTGGTGTTGGCTTCTTGCGTGGTTCTTAGCGATTATAATTATATTATATTGTATAATGATTATTATATCTTTATTTATATCTATGACATCATATGATTTGGCAAATGAAAGAATATCAGAAGATATAATAAATAATAAGATTGATAATACATCAGATAATACTAATGCTAATAATTATGCTAAAAATATAATGACTACATATGAAGAAGACGTAAATATATCAAAGCAACCACAATCTCAAGTTCAACAACTACCTTATGAAGAATCTCAATTTCAACAACTTCAACAATCACCTTCTTCATTCCAAGAACCACCGCCCCCACCACGACAACAATATCAACCCCCTATGCCTCCAAGTGAACAACAACCTTTCCCGAAGCAATCACAAGATATGAATGTTAGCGAATTATTTTCAGGGCAATCAGATAGTGGAAATTATTCGGGTTTTGATGCGTCTGACAACTTATCCTCATTAGATTCTGCTTTTAAAAGTTTTAAAGTACAACCACAAACACCTGCGAAAGTTAATACACCAAAAATAAATGGGAATGAAGGAAATGTAGCTCCTTTTACAGCATCAAATATAGATAAGTTCAGTCTATTTTAAATATCGTATATATTTATTCATACAACTATTTATATTATTTATATAATTAAAATTCCATCCAATGAATTCAAAAGTATACTCTATATATTTTTTTTCTGGAATATTATAACCTTGTATATAATACCCTTTAAAATTGTAAGTATTTATAGCTACACATTTTAAAAGCGCACCCATATTTAATAATACTTCACATTCAATATTACTATTCTCAAAAAGTAACTCTATGTCATCTTGTATATTAAAAGGGAATGATACAAATGTGTAATTAAAATTATCAAACATTTCTTGTTTAACAATAATTTTCCATATAATATGCTTACTAACGTCATCATCATAATTAAAAGCATATTTAATTGCGATTAATTGTTGTATTGATGTTGATAAAAATGTTACTGTTGTAATTACATCATCTATATTTATATTTTTAAGCATTTTTTTATACCGTGGATAATTAAATCCACGGTATAAAATTAAACATTCATTTCTTTTACTTTTTTTACTATAACGGGAAATATCAACAATAGCAGATAACGGAGGAAGTTTTGTCATTAATGAATTGTATAAAATTTGAATATTTTTTAATTGACCAAGAAAAAAATTGTTGAAATTTATTTTATTATATTTCATAAATTCTTCATAATTCTTTATTTTATTATTTAGTTTATAAAATTGTGTATCATTAATATACTCTAATAATTCAGGCTTTGTAAAATCATTTAAAAATAATTCCTGGTAGTTAACTAATAAATATGTAATAATATTATAATTTAATCTATAATATCCTTCGCTACTTTGTAAATCAAAATAATCATCGGGATCATCATCGCTTATCCATTCATAAATAAAATCGGCAATATTTTTTTTAACCCTATTTCTTGAAATGAATATTTTTTCTGTATAATCTCGCAAACTTGGAAAATATTGTATTGTTGTCATTTATTTTATAGTAAATAAATATATTTAAGAAATCATCAATATTATAATGTAATGTTTTATAATTAATAGTTATGAAAAATAAGGATGATGATACTAAACGTAGTGGATATTTTAGACCGCAAATATGTAGAAATTGCGGTATAAATGGGCATTTATATAAAGATTGCCTACATCCTATAATGAGTTTTGGTATTATATGTTACAAGATAGAAAATGGTGAAGTAAAATATATTATGATACAGCGGAAAGACAGCTTAGCATTTATGGAATTTGTAAGAGGAAAATATAATCAATGTGATTTCAATTATATTAAGCAATTAATTGATTATATGACAGAAAATGAGAAGACAATGATATTAGAAAATTCATTTGATTATATTTGGAATTATACATGGTGTCAAACATCGCAAAGTATTTTTAAGCATACTAAAGAATATATTGAATCTAAAACTAAATTTGATTATGTAATTAATAATAATAATTTTATAAATGTATTAAAATCAAGCAAAGTTAAATGTGGTTATTTAGAACAAGAATGGGGATTTCCTAAAGGAAGAAAGAAAATACGCGAAAGTGATATTGATTGTGCTGTAAGAGAATTTTGCGAAGAAACACAGTTATTTAAGGATGATATTAAGATAATTAAAGATATATATCCTTTTCAAGAAATATTCTTTGGTACTAATAATATTTTATATAAGCATGTTTATTATATAGCAAAAATAGTAAAGGAAAAGTCTAAAATATTTTTAGATAATAATTGTTTAGAACAAATAAGGGAGGTTAGAGATATTAAATGGCTTACATATGCGGAGGTATTATCACATATTAAATATCATAATATAGAAAGGATAGAAATTTTTAAGAAGGTTCATAATATTATTAATGAAATGTTGATATTATAAATCTTCTTTAATCTAAATAGAAAGGATTAATGATTAAAAATAAAATAAAAATCTGTCCCGAAGGAAAAGTATTAAATCCACTAACTGGGCGCTATATTTTAATAAGAAATAAACCTATAAATAATGCTAAAAGAGGAAGACCAAAAAAAACGAGTGCTAATAAGAATACATCATTGAAACCTATTAAATCAGCGCTACAAATAAATTCTCAAATCAAAAAAAAATCTTTATCTAAATCTAATTCTTCGCCTATATATAATTCAACAACTTCTTCTAAAAATTCACCAATGCCTTCTTCTTTATCTTCTGCTTCTTCTTATTCTAAAAAAGACTTTGAATTATATTATCCAGATTTAGATGATCCAGAATTTACATCTAAAATTTCAAATAATAAGGAATTTAGTATTCATAAAATACCTGATTATCCAATTATAGAGAATGAAAAGATTTTTGAAGATGTATCAAATAAATTATGTGAAAAATTTGATAAGATGTTATATCAACATTTTGTAAGTCAATATATATCATATAGAACACCTTATAAAAGTCTTCTTCTTTATCATGGTGTTGGTGTAGGGAAAACATGTGCGGCTATTACAATATCTGAAGCATTACTAAATTCTCAATCAACCTCAGAGCAAATGATATGGGTTATTATGCCACAGTCACTTAAAAATAGTTTTAAATCACAAGTATTTAATATAGATGAATATGATACTTTTGAAAAACTTTCAAATCAATGTACTGAAAAAAATTATATAAAATTATTAAATATTTATAAATCAACCTTTAATAATGATAACAATGATAAAAAAGGAATTCAAGAATATAGAGAGACACTTAAAAGCGAACTTAAAGCCTTATTAAAAACTCGCTATGAAATCTTTACATATGATAGATTCGCTAAATTTATTAAGGATAATTATAGTAATAAAATTGTTGAGAATAAGGTAATTATAATAGATGAAGCACATAATATAAGAAGCACTAATAAAAAAATAAAGGATACATACTTAGCATTAATGAATTGCCTTGAGAAAGGGGTTAATAATAGATTGATTTTATTATCTGCTACACCTATGTATAATGAACCAAAAGATATCTTAGAACTTTTGAAATTATTAATAATTAATGATAAGAGAACAAATATTATAACTGAAAATAAAAAAATATTTAATAACAAATTATTTAATATTGATGACCCTAATGTTATTAATCTTCTTAAGAAATTGTCAAATAATTATATATCTTATTTGAAAGGTAAAAACCCTTTCACATTTGCTTTAAAATTAAATCCAAGCAACAGTGGTATTAAAGTATTAGAGAATGTTCCAACAAAAGACTTAAATAATAAAGCAATTAGCAAAGAGAATCTTAAATGGTTGAAAAACATAGATGATGATATTGTAATATCAAAATTAGGGGAAGCGCAAAAAAATATTGTAGATAAACTTGAAAAAATTGTTATTAATGACAAAACAGATGATGATATTGATGTTGAAGATTATAGTGACGAAGGTGATGATAGACAAAATAATAATATGAAATTACTTCAGCCTATGAATATTGTATATGATACTGATATTGGTATTAAGGGGTTCTATAGTTTTTTTAATAAAACAAAGGATACAGACCCTATAGAATTAAAATATGCTGAAAAGTATAAAAATGCTCTAATGCCTGATGAAGAACATTTAGGAAAATATTCAGGTAAATTTTTAAATGTTTGCAATTTTATTCGTAAATCAAAAGGAATAATTGTTATATACTCGCGATTTTTATTATCTGGTATAATACCTATAGCAATATGTCTTGAACATCTTGGATATACACGAGAAGGAACAAATAATATATTAAAAAATGTTGATATTGTTAAAGATAAACCTATATACGAAGGTATTAATTCTCCTAAATATTGTATTCTTACAAGTGATAAAAAAGAGTATATGGGAAATACAAAAATAGATGATTTAATTAATATAATTAACTCTGACGCAAATTATAATGGAGCAAAAATAAAGGTTATTCTTATAACACCAGTTGCGAGCGAAGGGTTGAGTTTTTATAATACAAGAGAAATACATTTAATTGAACCTTGGTATCATTTTAATAGATCAGACCAAATTATTGGGCGCGGTATTCGTAATTGTAGACATAATAAACTTAAAATAGAAGATCGTAATGTATCAGTATTTATGCATGCTAGTGTTAATGATGATGCTACGCGAGAAAGTATAGATATAAATGCTTTTAGAATATCAACACGTAAATATAATGAAAGTAAGAATATTGATAGAATTATAATGGATAATGCGATAGACTGTTATTTAATGAAAAATATAAATTATTTCCCTAAATCTATTTTTAAATTAGACAATATAAATTTAGAAACTTCACAAGGGGCTCTTATTAAATATAATTTTGGAGATAATGAAAAAGATGAACCTAAATGTAGTGTCAAAATTGATGATGAAAAAATAAACGATAGTGGATACCGTAGTGAAGTTTATAAGCATCTTTTAGTAAATATGAAAACTAATATTAAAAATATAATTAATAATTTTAAAGATGATAATAATAGTAATATTTATATTGATTTTGAATTCTTAAAAAAGAATATAGGAGGAGAAATTGATAAAGATATATTAATGTTTGCTATTAAAAATATAATTTATCCAAATATATTAATTAATGACAAATATATAATTAGATATAAAAATGGAATATTAATAAGTCCAATTGAGATTAATAATAATAAAATTATTAGATATAACAATGATGTATTAATAAATACAATTGAAAATAATAAATCAAAAGATAAATTAAGTGAAAAGAGTAAAGTAAACGATAAAGCAAGTGATAAGAGTAAAGAAAGTAACTCAAGTAATAAAGAAAATAATAAATCTATTAAAAAAATAATTGATAAATTAGATATTGATTTTAATGATATAAATAAAACTACTATATCCTTATATTTAAAAATAAAATCAAATGATTTTAAAGTATTAATAGAGTATATTTTAAAATCATCAAATAATATTTTGGATAATAATATTAAATTTATTAGCGATTGCTTATATAAACAAGGAATATTAATTAAGAAAGAAGAGATACCATCATTTAATGACAATAATAATGAATATATAGGATATGTAAATATGTATAATGAAAATACAGAAGATGATAATACATATATTAAATATAATAAAAATAAAAAAGAAGATTATGATAAATATTTAAAAAATGTATATGAGAATGAAATGAATAAGATGAAAAGGAACATTATACTTTATAATACAACAACAGATAATATGCAGAATATAACTCATACTCAAAAATATATTAAAGAGTTTTTTAGTAATCGTATTAATATTAAATATATTCCTGATATGACAAATGAAAATACTGCGTGGGGTATTATAGTTCGTATTAAAAATAAAGCAGAATCTAATAATAAATATAGATATATATTTAAATTGTTTACTATAGGCGATGGTAATAAAACAGGAAGAGATTGTGAAACGTTGTTTAAAAAAGATCATAATGAAATTTTAAATCAACTTACACCTAATACAAAAATTAAAGAAATGAAAAATAAAAATTTATTATGTAATTATATTGCTAATTTATTACTTAATAAAAATAAATTAATATTGTATCCTTTGTATAAACCTAAAATATAGTATTATCAAATAGTTATTCTTCCTTTATTTTTTTCTTTATTATATAATACTGTATTTTCATTATAATATACCTCCTTATCAAGTAAGAAAGATATAAATAATGCTGTTGATTTATTCCATCTATTATTAACTATTCCTGACATTATTTCAGCACATTTTGTTAGCCCAAAAACCTTTGTAAATTCTTCTTTAGATATTAAGGTTATTAGTTTTTCTTTTATATATTCCGTTGAATTGTTAAAAGACATGGTTTCGTTGATAATAATCCCAAGTGGTTTAATAGTAGTATCTTTGTTCGTTTTCTTTTTTGATAATTGTTGTATATGATTTGCGGATTCTTGAACTATAACACATTCATGTTTAATATCTTCTATTTTAACTATTATAGGAGTACTTTCCTTTATATTAACCTTATTTTGTTCATTTGATATTTTTTGCGAATGCTGCGAATGCTGCGAATGCTTAATAAATATATTTGGATCTATATCTTTCCATTCTGACATAGATACATCAGGTAACTCTCCTAATTTTTTATAAAGAATATCTATCATTTTTGTATATATATATATAATTATTATATATATCAATTTTTTATGTAATTAAATAATCCTCATATGTTAAATCATTGTCAGTACATGTATTATAAAATATATTTTGCTTCATAAATTTTTTCTTTAATAAATAAAATTTCATACTTGAAGAAAATTTTTGTTTTTGATTTATTGTATTTATAATTCCTCCAGACTGTGTTATAGTATCTGAATTTGATACATTATTATCTATATTACCTGTATTTTCATCTTCACCATTATTTTCTTTAGTATTAATGCTATCATTTAGTAATGTTTTCATTAACTCATATTTTGAAATTTCATTTTGCGATTTAATACAAAATAATATATAATTATTTATTTTAATAAGCAATTCTTCTTCTATCCAATTAAGATTTAAAAAAATACCATTATTATTCTTAGTATAATTAGCATTTGTATCTAATATTAATTTGAATAGTTCTAAATTTTCACTATCTGTTAATTTAGAAACATTTGATTGTATTGTTTTACATAAATCTATTTTATTCATTATAATATCATTAAGTTATATTTTTTATATATAATTTGTTTGAATAAATATTTTAATCATAATCATCCCCTCCCGGAAAGTCAATATCATCAACATCTTCGTCTAAATCATCTTCATCTAAATCATCTTCATCTAAATCATCTAATTCTTCTTCTAAATCTTCTTCTTCATTTTCAAACATATTAAATCCACCACCTTTTGTTTTATCAATATCATCATCTATATCAATAATAATTTTTCGCACATTATCGTTTTCATCATCGTCTTCTTCTTCCTCGTATACATCATTATCTTCTTCTTCAATATCTAAATATGATGTAACATCTTCTTCATCATCAATTGAAGGGCTATCATCTTCAACTTCTTCAATAGCGCTAATGTCATCATCATATTTATCTTTAATAATTTTACCAATAATAGATATCATTTTATCATATAGAGTAAATTTTTTACCACATACTATAACATTTATTTCATCACCAATGTTAATATTGTCAATATTAACTTCAGATAATATCCCAGAAGATATTTTAGGGATAATTACTTCTAAAATAGCCATATCTTCATATTTACCTATTGCGAGTAATCCAAGATTATTTTTTGCTTTAACAATACATTTAACAATAGAATCTTGCGCTGGATTACAAATTTCAGCAATACAATTTAAATCATATGCTATATTACCATTAAAATGCGATTCTTTAATATATCCAGGTGTTCTTTTAATTATTTTTATGCTATCTTTTTTTATATATCCATGCTTACTACAACTATTTTCAAGCGTTGCTTTAATTTTTGTCAAAATTGTATTTTCAAAATTTTTATTTAATTCATTGGGAGTTAATATTATTGTAGTATTAAATTTGATAGGCATAAACATTTTTGACATTTTAATAATGTAATTTATCTATATGAATATATCATTTTTTTTATTTATATAAAAAATGATATATAAATCTATAATATCTATATTTATTAGATAATAAATATAATTATGGAAATATCAAAGAACGATATAGATAATATATCAAACTCTATTAATAGAGAGGAAGATATTGAAAATATTATTAAAATAGAGAGCGGAAATTTATGGTCCGAAGATAATTATTTTAATTTTGTTAATACAATGAAAAGTGAAGGTTATGAAGAAGAAATAGAACCTCAAATATTACACGTATATTCCAATGATTATCTATTAAATATTAAAAGTTCAAAAAAAATATTATATTATTGTAATAATAATAATTATAAACATGATGATAATTATATTTCATGGTATACTCATAATTTAGTTTCAAAAAAAAATATTGATACCTTATTTGATTCAAACTTAATCTTCTTAAATATAAAAAAGACTTTGATTGATGCTGAGAAAAAACCAGTAATTAATTGGGATAATATGAGAAAATATTACAAAATAAACAAATATATAACATATACCGATAAAAAGACAGATATTAAATATATAGTAAATATATATAAAGGCCATGATCGCGATTATTACGAAGCAACAGATAAAGAATATCATCTATCATTAAATAAATCAAAAATTATTAATAAAACTCAACAATATGAGTTTTATATTGATATAACAAATACTGATAATGATAATATATTACCAGCAATCATTAAAATGGAGCAAGCACTACATCTAAATAGTTTTATAATATCTAAAAATCAGCAATTCGAAGTTTTAGATGACTATGGTAAACTTGTTAAAGCTGATATAATAACAAGAAATTTTGATGCTAAAAAACCACCCCTATTAACTCCAAAACCTTTCACGCTTGAACGAATTAACATGCTTGATCCAAGTGAATTTAACAATGGTTATGGAAATACCAGTATTTTAACAGAATATACAGTAACAGAAAAAGCAGATGGTGAGCGTCTTTTAATGTATATTAATAATAATGGTAGTGTATATCTAATTAATAATTCTCATCAAGTAATAGACACAGGTCTTAAAAGTTCAAGTGAACTTTTTAATTCTCTTATTGATGGCGAATATATTACATGTAATAAACGCAGAGACAATGCTTCAGTTGGACTATATGCTTCATTTGATATGTATTATTATAATGGAGAAAAAATAACACAATATCCTTTAATTAGCGATAAATCTGATAAATCCCAAAGTTCACAATGTAGATATAATTACTTATTAAAAACAGAAAAGCTATTAAAAAGTAAAAATGATTTTGCGATTGAATATATAGTTAAAGAACACTTTTATTCAAAAGACATTCTAAATGATTGTAAAAATATTTTAACAAATATTGTATATCCTTATGAGATTGATGGATTAATATTTACACCTGCTAAACTTGCTGTTTATTCAAATTATGCGAATAAACCCGAACCACTTACTGAAAAACTTGCTTGGAATAAAGTGTTTAAATGGAAACCTCCTGAACAAAATAGTATTGACTTTTTAGTTAAAAAAGGTGATATTCTCACAATTGATACTATTAGTTATATTGAATTTAAATTATATGTTGGTTATAATGCTTCGCAAATAGATGATTATACTATTAACGATGTATTCAACTATATTTATAAGTATAACCAGTATAAAAAAGAAATAAAAGATCGTAAGAAATATGAACCTCGTCTATTTATGCCTGAATATTATTATGAAAAAGGGATTGAAACATCCTTAATTAAAGTACAAGCAAATAAAGATACAAGATGTGAGAATGGAGATAAGATTGATGATGATATTATTGTAGAGTTTAATTATGATAGTAGCGAAGCAAATCCATCAATGCGTTGGAAACCAATGAGAGTAAGAGATGATAAAACCCGTATATATAGACAGGGTATCCTAACAAAGACATTAAATGATTTTAGTGTTGCTTGTAATGTATGGAGTTCTATACATAATCCAATATCTCAAAGTAATATTGTAGGAAATGAGCGTATTGTTAATAATATAGATGTCGCAGAGCTAAGCGGAAATGATATTTATTATTCGCGAACTATACCACGATCAGCACGATTATCTTTTCATATGTTAGAATTTCATAATCATGGTATAAAAGATATGCTTTATTCTAAACCCTCAAAAAAGAGATCTATAGTAGAATTAGCATGCGGTCAAGGAGGTGATCTTCCAAGATGGATTAAATATGAATATAAGTTTGTTTTAGGTGTTGATTTAGTAAAAAATAATATATATAGTCCTAAACATGGAGCTTATTCGCGATTACTAAAAGATAAAAGCGATTTTATACACAATAATGGGAAGAATAATAATGTACAATTTCCTGACATGGTATTTGCTGTAGGCGATTGTTCTAAATCAATAATTACTGGTGAATGTGCTATTAATAATGAAGATCCATCAAGAGATGATAAGGATAGTTATAATTTATTAAAGATGGTATTTGGAAAAGGAAATAAAAAGAATGATACACAATTTAACAAAATAATTGGGAGAGGTAATAATGGGTTTGATGTATGTTCATGTATGTTTGGCATACATTATTTCTTCAAAAATGAAGAGATGCTAAATGGATATTTATTAAATGTTAGTCAATTATTAAATAATGGTGGAGTTTTTCTCTGTACATTTATGGATGGTGAAAGGATTGAAACAGATATTGAAAATAATGGCGGAGATAAGATAGAAGGTTTTAAAAACTTGTCAACAAGGAAAGAAGATAGAGGAGAGGCAATTTGGGCAATATTAAGATGTTATGATAAAGATGAAACTTCAAAGTACAACAAAAAGATAAATGTATTTATAGAGACAACAGGTAAATTAGTTCCAGAATATGTTGTATCATATAGATTTTTAATAGAAAAATGTAAAGAGTTTGGCTTAAATATTAAAGAGAGTGAGATGTTTTCTGAAACTTTTAACAAATTTAAAAGTAATTTAGATGAATTAAGTAAAACAAAAAATAATCTTTATAAAGCAATTATTGAACTTGATAATGATATAAATATAGATCTTAAAAGATTTAGTTCATTCAATAGATGGTGTATATTTGAGAAAGTAGAATAAATAATTTAGTTAAAAACTATTTAATATCTAAATATATTAGTATATAAAGAAAATTTATTTTTATAAATATATGTATAAATGATATTATTTTATAGTGTTTTTTGTAATCATTGTAAAATGTTATTGGAGCATATTAAAAGATATGATAAAGAAAAAATAATTAAACTTGTTTCTATTGATGATTTGCGTAATAAAAATATTAATATTGAAAGCAAGATACATTCCGTACCTGCTTTTATGATTTTGCCAACTAAAGAAATATTATTTGGTAAAGCTGTATTTGATCATCTTTTATTACCAGGAAGAGGTATTCTATGTAGTAGTCAAAATACACGCATAGATAAGACAGTGAGTACAGGAGATACTGATATTCAATCATTAAATAATACAACACCAAGTATTAATATCAATACTGATGATGGGCCTCTTGCATTTACATTAAATACAGCTTCATTCTCAGATAAATTCTCTATAATAGAAGATGAAACAAAAGTATTAGATGACAAAAATTATAATTGGGATCTAATAACTAATAATGATAATATTAGTGATGGTATTCCTAATATAAATAATAATGATGATTTTAAAAACAATAAAAAAATCCAATCAATGGAAGAATTAATTAAAATAAGAGAATCTCAAAAGTTCTAAAATATATATAAGGAAAATATCATAATATATTTTTATAAGAGTAATAAAAATAAATGTCTAATCAATTTATATTTAATCAATATTATATTGATTTAATAAAACGTATTAAATCATCAGCAAAAAATATGAGAGAAAATGAAAAAGGGGACGATTATGCTTTTGGAAAGGGTATAATGAAAATAATAAAGGAGCACTATATTACTCTTGATAAATCATCAGATGAATATATTATCTATGTAAAAACTATACCTGAAGATTTTTGGACTTCATATACTAAAATTGATGATATTAGCGCATCAAATGATTGGTTTCTCGCAGATGATGTTAAAGACGTTTGTATATATAAAAATATATCTGTTTCATCAATTCGAAAACTATTAAATGATGATTATCTTTGTCATCATTTTTTCTCTGTATTTTATTTATTTATGAATGAATTAAGCGATGATGATGTTAAGCAATATTTATCAGTTCTTCAGGATACTAAGAATGAAATAAGCATTGATACTATTACTAATGAAGATCACAAGAAGATTATATCCAGATTGAATGAGCTTAAAACAAAAAAGAGTAAAGAAACAGGAGGAATAGATATGTCACAAATGGAAGGCACTATGCTTGGTAAACTTGCTAAAGAAATATTAGAAGATGTTGATGTTGAAAAGCTCCAAAAATCTATTGGTGAGAATGGTGATATTCTAAAGGCAATTGGAGATCCTGATAGTGGATTTAGTGAACTTATTTCAAATGTTAGTAGAAAAATGGCAAATAAAATCTCTACTGGCGAATTAAAACAAGAGAACCTTTTACAAGATGCTATAAAATTTGCTTCTGCTATGCCTGGTGGATTATTCGGAGGTGCTAATAATCAAGGAGGCTCAAATAAAACTAATGGCGGTTCTAATAATCAACCTGATATGTCATCTATGATGAATATGATGTCATCTATGATGAATAATAAAGAGGGTATGGATATGTTTAAGAATATGATGGGAAATATGAATAATCAAAAAGGCGGTTCGCGTCAAACAATTAATAGACCGGCGCTTAAAAAGCTCGCTGCTGTTAATAAACTAAAATCAAAGCTTTCTAAAAGAAGAGAGGATAATGAATAAATGAAATAGCAATTAAAAATAATATAGATATTAGGATAAGAACAAAAAATAATGTTTTGGTTAGATAATTTAAATATATTAACAATACCTTTATTAATTCCTGATATTAATATGACTTTTGAAGACAAGCTAAATGCTATAATAAGGGGGCTGTTATTTTTAGGAATTATTTTCACCTTAGTTTTTAATGATTCAAAATATATTTTATTTGTATTAATAATTATGATAATTTCTATTATAGTATATAATTATCAATTTGAAAAGAATAAACAAATTGATAAATATTTAAATGAAAATAATCTTGATATTATAAATAATAAAAAATGTGTTAAACCAACACAATCTAACCCATTTATGAACCCTAATGTATTAGATAATAATTTATTTTCAGCGTGTTCTATTGAAAACTCTAAAATAAGTAAAAATATGGATGATTATTTTAATGAAAATGTATTTCGCGAGACAGATGATTTATATAATAAATCTTTATTACCCCGTCAATTTTATACTGTCCCTTCAACAACTATACCTAATGAAAGAGAAAAATTAGCAGATTGGTTATATAATACTGGACCATCTTGTAAAGAAAATGGTCTATCGTGTTATGATAATATATATAATGATATAAGAAATTCAGGGCATTAATTGTATAATTTATTTTTTACAAAATTATATAAAACTTATATTATAATGTGTATTATAATTATATAATATGATTTTTATATCTATTGGCATTGATTGTGATGTAGCTAATTTTTTAAATAAATATAATTTGCGTAAAATGTCACTTCCATTTGATTGGAATGTATCATATAATGGTGTATCAAAATGTATAGATTGTAATTTCAAAAATTTTACGGAATCTTTAGACAAAGATAGAATTAATGAACATGATGTTTATTTTCATCATGATTTTGAAAAAGTAAATGATATAGAAGCAATTATTGCGGATAAAGAAAAATACAATAGGAGATGCTACCGATTAATCAATCTTTTTGAAAAATGCGAGATTTCTAAAGATGAAATTATTTTTATTAGAAAGGGGCATATGTGCTATCACCATGATGAACAAAATGGTAAATATAAAAATATTACAGATGATTATGAAGATGTCAAAAAATTAAGTAAAATATTAGCAAGTAAATATCCTTATCTTAGATATAAAATAATCTTATTATTAGGATGTACAAAATGTTTTAAAAAAGATAGTTCTTATGTAAAAGATGTCAGTAATAATATAGAGGTATATAATAATATTTGTGAGGTAGGTGAAGATAGAAACAAATTATTTGATGAATGTTTATTAAATGTTTGTATTGAAAAAATAAGAGAAAATAATAATGATAAACTGGATAGTAAAAATAATACCAATGTTATTTTTTAACAATATTTGCGGATACTTTCTTTGATGAAGAATGCCCGCTTTTATATTTTTGTTTTGCTTTATTTGCTAATATAAATGCTTTTTTTTTATGATCACAACCTTCGCTTATTATTTTATAATCAACCGCAGCAGCTTTTCCAGATGTTAAAGAACTTGCCAATCTTGCGAGACCCCAAGATTGTGGTGTTTGATTTGGGCGTGATCCTGATGAATAATATGCGCCTTCACCCTTTCTAACAATTTTATTTAAAACATCTAAAGTGCACCCTGTTTTAAATGCTAACTCCTTTGTAGGTGCTATGTTTTTTATCTTGTATATTTTGCGCGCATTTAATATATGATTAGATTTTTTAGTCTTGAAGGATGCTACTTTTTCTCTGAGATAATATTGCCCATTCTTATATTGTTTTTGTGATTTAATAAGCATCTTCAGTTGCTTCGCATTATCTTTTTTGTTCAGCATCTTTGGTAAATATCTCATAGGAAATTTTATAGGTTTTTTGATAACCTTTAGCTTTACTTGTTTAACTTGCTTTTCCATATTGTTATTTATTAAATAACAATAAAAAATAAATAATTACATACATATATATTTACAAATAAATTACATAGGTTTCCATGCGAAGAGTTCATCCATGTGTATTTTCCAGAGTTCAGCAAGTTTTTGCTTCATCTTTTCTGGACTTAATCCAGGGAATTGGTCTTGTATCTTAATACGCATTTCATCATTGAATATTTTACGTTTTGATGGAGGTTTATCCACCTTCTTTGCTAAAGTAATAACAGAAGTTACGGAAGCAGACATTTTGCCGTTTGCTTGCGTTTATCTTTGTTCTATTTTTCAGATTTTTCAATCAAATTTTAACTTATTTTAAAAATTATAATATATTAATTCTAATAAATTTTTGCCAATATTAAGTTAAATATGTCATAAAAATATTAAAAATTTATTAAAATTGATATTAACTGTTGATTAAGTTATCAACAGCATCAGCAAACTCTGAACAGCATCAGTGAACGTTGAACAGCACCAGTGAACGTTGAACTATAGTCAACAAATGACTTCTCCTACTACCTCTGTTATTATTGGAAATATTAATATTTCTAACTTTCTTTTCTGGACATCAATTGCTAATCATATTGATAATCCTACACTTAGCCGTGTGCAATGTATGAAAAAAGCTCTCAAAGAGCTTAAAGCTGAGCAAACGCTCAGAAGCTTTCTCAGAAATAAATCTCATGAAATAAAAAAAAGGAATCCTGAATATACTGCTGCTTATTGCATTAAGATTTCGCTGAGCGAATGGAAAAAAACAAAAGCAAACTCATAATTATACCAATAACCTTTTTAATAAGATAAGTTAATAAATTACATATATTACTAATATTAATATTTCTAACTTTCTTTTCTGAATATCAATTGCTAAATGATATATAATCCCATTAGCTGCATCCGCGCAATGTATAAAAATACTCATAAGCTTTCTCAGAAATAAATCTCACGAAATAAAATAAATATTCTGAATATACAACTGCTTATTTTGTTAAAGTTTTGCTGAGCAAACAAAATATTATATATAATATTTATTTTTTATTTTAATAAAAAATGATTATGTCTTTGTATAATTAAACAATATACAAAGAGTAATAATGCTTTATGGTAAATGTATGTGTCCTTGTGGTGGCGGTCAATCATGTATTGTTGATAGACGTGAACTGAATGATTGGGTACACGAAGATGACTTGTTCTTGAAATATAAACTGCCATTAAGAAAAAATTGCTATCAGCAATATACTGAAAAACAATTAAAAGTTTTGAATATTTTTATAGAAAATGATAGTTTATGTTAATAATATGTTGATAATTATCTTGATTTGCTTCTAATCAGGAAAAGATATAGATAATATTTTATCAAATTCTGTATATCTTCTTTCAATTATATTAAAATTATCTTCAATACCCTTTATATTTATTAATTCTAATTTTAACAATTCTAAATAATTTATTTGTTGATTATTTAATTTCATCTTTTTAGAAAATCCCCTTTCAGTTGTTAGATAGCGATTATTAGATTTGTTAAAATATGAATATTCTTTATGAGTTATATTTATTAAATGATAAAAAAACAATATAATTTCTTCAATTAATCCATATATATTTTTTAATTTATCTGTTTGATTTTTTTTATAATTATTTACAATATCATTATAATCAATTGGTATTATATCAACTTTTTTTGATAAAAATCTTGAAAAAAAATTTCCTAATAAGCCACCTCCTTTAATTTTTCTATTATATCGTTTACGCTTCCCTCCTATGCTTCTATTTATTTTATATTGTTTATATTCATCAAAAGATTTTTTACCATTTATGCTCCAAATATCAATAAATAATTTTTCTAATAAAATTAAATTTTCATTTATAAATTTTAATTTTTTTTCAAGACTTTCTAATGGTATATATTTAAGTTTTGAATTAATATTAGAGGCAATTTTTTTGTTTTTTTTATCTATATATTCTTGTATTTTTTGCTTTTTAATATTATCATCAAAATTAGTGCTATCAAGAATGTACGAAATATCTTTAAATTGTGTCTGTACAGTATTTGTTTTATTAATTACATTATATAATTCTCTATAATAATTACCATTTATAAAATCAGATAATACTCTTTTTCTTTCTAAAAAATTTATAGCTAAAACCTCTTTTTCCGCATTAAGATCAATAATGTCATAATGTATTCCAACATATTCATATCTATTATTATTTATTTTTTTATGTAAAAAATCTAAATCATCATTAATTCTACTTTTTAAAAATAAGGGTGTATTACTAATATTATGTATTGTTCTATCAAAAATATCAATTCTATTAAATATAGCTATACAAGATGTAGTTATAACATCCATATAATTATACATTAAATCAATATAATATATAGCTAAAAACTTTGAGTAATATAAATTGACACCATCATTTTGTGTTGTAGATGATCTATTCATAGATGTAGATATTGGATAAGGTACTATTTTACTTGAACGCAACGACATATATATTCTAATATATACTACATTTAATAAATATGAGAATATTATATTTTTCTTCTTTTTTTGCTAATATATCTAAATATACATTATATATATTATATAAATAATAAATAAATATTCTATATAATGAAAAAATCCACAACAATAACATACAATATTGAAACTTGCGGAGGAGTTTCTATAAGTGAATTAGTATATAAGGATTATGATAAAAATTTAAAAGGAGAAGAGAACCTTTTACATTACAAGGTAAAAAAAGTAAATAATGCCGCTGATACTGAATTAAAAACAATAGGTGATATAGATGAAATTAAAGAATTAAATGAATCGTTTAATAAAATTTATAAAATAAACGATACTGTTGATGAAACTATTGGTGTTAGTATCAATAATAATGATTGGATTATACATGAATATAAAAACCATACGCCATCAAAAGAATATACGCAAGAATATAATACTATAAAATTTGATATTAAAAATGAAATATTAGAAAAATGCGAAAAAAAAAATTATATTAAAGATAATTAATAAATTTTTTATTTATTATTTACAAATAGATAATGAATAATAATAATATGTATGATACAAAAACGAGTATATGTTCCGATGATTGTTGGAAATCTGCAAAAGACTTAAATAATAATAAAATTTCAGAATATAATTTATATCCAAATAATTTTGTAGATTGCGAAAATCCTAATGTAAGAATGACGGATGGTTATTTACAACATCCTAATTTGCGCGGTCGCCCAGGATATGGATTAGCAGATGATTGTCTTATAGATAATTATTCAATGCTTCGTAATAATCCTGATGGGTTAACACATGATAAATGTAGAATTCAACTTAATAATAGAATATTTACTTCAGGGCCAAGTTTGAGATGCGGAGCTACAAATATAGATAGTGAATTAAACTTAATTGAAGGAACAAATACTAATCCCTTCCAATGTAGAAAATTAATTATGGAGAAAGAAATGAATAATTTTATACCATTATTAGATTTTATGAAAGATATTCAAGATCCTGATAATATTGTGCCTGTATGGACAAATGGAGGTGAAGATACCCGTTCTTATATACATCGCGCTGAATTCAATAAAAATTGCAATTGGATTGGCCGTAATAAAAATGTTTCTATATAATAAAAAAAATATTATATAATAGAAGATAATATGAGTTTTAATAGAACAACATACGATACTTGTTCATATAAACAAGATTTACAAGATAACGTAAGCACGTTGAGTTATCTTCTTTCGCCATATAGATATGAACACATTAATAAATGCCGTCATCAATTAGGATTTGTAGGAGGAACTGCCGTTTCTCATGTTCAAGGAAATTTAGTAGATTTAGATAGTGAATTAAGAGGACAGACCCGAATTATTTCTAAATGTGGAACTAATCAATATGTTCCTACAAACGATGGGATTATTAAAAATGATAAAACAGCGCCAATTGATACAACAATGCTTCATCTTCCTGCATGTCAATCAATAATGTATAGAGAGGTACCTTTACCTCCTGCTATAAATTACAATAAATGTACATAGTAAGTAGTATACATTGTTTACATATTGTAATTTATTAATAATAATTTATTTTTTTATCTTTAGCACATATCGCCTAAATAATTAACTAAGAAGAACCATATAAAATAAAAAGGGCCTAACATAAAGGCTATAATAGCAAAAAATATTCGAAACATTATATTGGAAACAACACCTTTCCATGTACATGTAAAAGATAGATATGCCGCAAAAGATGATATTAAAAATGCTAAAATATATAATAATATTACACATACATTATCTATAACACCCCATCTATAGTAATGATTAGGGCTATACCCTCTCATTAAAAGATATAATATGTCAATTATATCATATTTATAACTATTTATTTCTATTGGATTGCCATCTTTATCATATTCAGTATTATAACCGTTAACATTATGAAATCCCTCCATATATTCTTTTTGATTAGATTGTAAATATAAAGCAAATAATGGTAATATAAGCATATCTATTTATTTATGTATAAAATAATATATTATTTTATTAGATATGAACCAATATATAGATACGAGGTTGAATTATGATAGTTGTAGTTATAAGGAAAAATTAAAAAGAGCTGTTGGTCCTGGCCTTTATCAACTTGAAACTCCTTATAATGATTGTGTTGAATGTTTTCAAGATGTCCCTAATGATCCCTCATTAAGATATCAAAATTACGGACAAAATACTTGTAATATGAAAAAAGCAATAGATGATTCAAGTGAACTACTTGGTTTAAATTATAAAAATACTAAATGTAATGCGGATGAATATTTACCAGGTAGATATGAACCATCCGGATGTAATATCAAGGGTGCTGATAAGCCACGATCTTGTATAATACCTCGTGAAGACACGCGATTATCAAATCCTCCATGTACATTAAAAGAGACTGGAATTAATAGATGGGAATGGCTATGTTTTGATCCACAAGCACGCGCAATAGAAGCATTTGATAGAGTACCGGTTAATTATAGAATGGTTGCGAAAGATAATCATGTTCCTATAATTGAATTACCGGAAGATCAATCAGTATTTTTTCCAAAAGATAATGGCTCAAAATTAATAACAAATTTAGATGAATGGAAGAATAAATCTAAAGATTATATATCATATTCTCCTGGATATCCATACGGAACAATGTATCCATCTATAAAATGTAATAATTAATATAAGTTTGCGAATATACATAATATATTTTTTTTCCTTTATTCATTAGAGGTTAATAATGGATTTATATTCTAATGACAATGACATTCCATCTATGAATAATATTTATAGTTCTAAATATTGGGACAAAGTTAAAGAAGATGAACAAAAAAGAAGCGATAATTTATATGAAAAAGCTAAAACTCCTTATGATACTGGTATAATATCAAAACCTTCATATGCTGATATGTTCGCAAGACTTGATACAGAAAATGAGGGCAATAATTTGGTCTCATCTTTAAGTGGTGAAAAGATAAATAAAGAGGATTTTTCGCACAATAATATGACACCTTTTTTAAGAAAAAATGTAACACAAAATACTAATATTGAAAATATGTCTTCTGTATTTGATACAAAAATGGGTAATAATCAATTTTGGCAAAGTAAAAAAGAGGTTCCGTGTTTATTTAAACCTGAAATGAATGCCGGAGGTAATGTATGTAGTATGAAAAATAATGATGATTTTTTAAAATCCAGAATAAATAATTCATCACGTGTTAACAATTTTTTTCCAATAGAAAAAATAAGAGTAGGTCCTGGTATTAACAAAGGATATGATTCTGCGCCAACAGGAGGCTTTCACCAAATGGATACCGCAGATTATGCTAAGCCGCGCAATTTAGATGATTTAAGAAGTAAAATAAATCAAAAAGGGACATATTTTGAATTACCTGTACAAGCACCCCCTAAAGGAACTTCACAACGTAGTATTATAACACCCTTTAACAAAAATAGACCAGATACAAATTATGAAGTATCTCCAGATATGTGGTTAAAAACAACAGGTGCTATCACTAAACAAGCAGAGAGACCTTCTCAAAATATTAGACCAACTGCCCGACAAGAATTTCACGTGGATTATAAAGGTGCCGCAAAATATAGCGAAAACTCACCTGGGCAAGGTATACATAATGATTACGGTAAAAGTAATATTATTTTATATGATAATGAACGTAATATTACAGGAGAAAGAACAGTAGTATCAAATATAACTTCAATTGTAAAAGCTATTGTAGCGCCTATAATGGATGCTCTTAAATATACTATGAAAGAATATACTGTAGAGTCTGTGCGCGCTGTAGGAAATCCAAGTATTCAAATACCAAGCAAAGCTACAATATATGATCCAGATAATCATATTATGAAAACAACTGTAAAAGAAACAACTATACATGATAGTGAATTAATTAATTTGACAGGTAATAAAGAAACTTATACAGCTTTTGATGATACAGCGAAAACTACAGTAAAAGAAACAATGATATATGATAGTGAAATAACAAATTTATCAGGTAATAAGGAGACATATTCAGCATTAAATGATAGTGCTAAAACAACTGTTAAAGAAACTATGATTCATGATAGCGAATTAACTAATTTATCAGGAAATAAAGAAACTTACTCAGCTTTAAATGATATTGCGAAAACAACTGTAAAAGAAACAATAATACATGATACAAATATAGCAAATATTAAAGGAGATAAAAGTAATGGATATATAGTGTTTGATGAAAACGACGCAAAGAAGACACTTCGGCAAACATTGCCAAAAATAGACAGTGTCCGTAATATTGGAGGAACAACTTACAAAGTTACATTATATAATCCAGATGATATCGCAAAAACAACAACTAAAGAGACAATGATTAAAGGTAAATCTGAATATGGATTTTTAGGAGGAATATTAGATGGTTTATTAGGTGGATATTTGAGCGCAAATGTAGAATTGAAAAATACGCATAAGCAATTTTTATCTGATACAAATGAATATGGAATAGCTGGTGCAAGTAGTGATTTTAGACAAATGGATAGAACAGCAGATGAAAATGCGGAGATTGACGGAACACGTGAAACTTTGTTAATTAATGCTGGATATACACCTAATCCTGGGAATATTAATATTAACTCTGATCCTTCAGAAATAGAGTTTACAACTAAGAAGCCTTTTGAAAATAGCATAGCAGCGCGAGATACAGGAAATATAGGAACTATTTATCAATCTACACCTGTATTTGATAATTGTAGTATTACAAAAATGCCAGATAAAACGAATGCTTACTCTAATAGATTAGATAGTGATCTGTTAGAACCTATAACAACTAATGATTTTGCTATTAAAATTAATCCAATTAAAAAAGGATGTAAAATATAAAATGATATAAGGATTAACTATATTATATAGTATGTAGTGGAACTGTGAATAAACAGCCACTACTAATTGTTCGCGTGGCCTAATCGGTTAGGGCGTCGCTCTTATGAAGCGAAGATTCTGGGTTCAAGTCCCAGCGTGAACATTTTATTTTTACTTTATAAATATATGAATTAGTAATATATTTATAATAAAATTATTAATAATGAAAAATGATGTATTTATTTAGATTTTGAAGATGGTGGTGTATATTGAATAATATGATTACGTGGATTTTTTTTTTCATTAGCAATTAAAACAGACATTTTGATAATATCTCTTGTAAATTTTGAACGATTTGTTTTATTGTAATTAGAAACTAAATTTTCTATATCCTTTATAATTTTTGGAGAATTAGACAATTTATTAAATACATCCTTTGATGATTTAGATTTATTTAGGCTGTATTCAAAATTAGATAAAGCTGATTTATATGATGTTGATGATAATATTGGATCATTTCTTCCTGCCTTTGGAATTGTTTTACATTTAGATGTATAAATATCTCTATATTGATTAATTTTACATTTTTTAACACATCTACCTGTTTTAAAATTTAATTCTTTATCGTTCGGACATGTTTTAAATTTATTTACACGCTTTTTAGTATTAGGATATTCAAAATTAGATAAAGCAGATTTATAAGAGGATGAATTATTGGCATTTACTATATTATTTTTACTTTTTTTAGGCAATGATTTACATTTAGATGTATAAATATCTCTATATTGATTAATTTTACATTTTTTAATACATCTGCCTGTTTTAAAATTTAATTCTTTATCTTCAGGGCATATTTTTGCGATTGGTGACATATATATTCCTTCTAATCTATTATATATATATAATAATTATTTATTATAAATTTGATATCATCATAAAAATATATAAAAATCTAATATATATAATATATATATGAATACTTGCTATCAAGATTGGGAACCTGTTGTAATTAGGAATAAAAATAACGCAAAAATACAAAAAGAAGCACATCATTCTATAGCAAAACCTATGGGTAATAAGGAGTTTCAGCGATTAAATAATGAAGAAATACCAGTACTAAATAAAATAACTCTTAAACAAGCACAAGCTATTTCAATAGCAAGAAATGCTATTAATTTGAAACAAGTAGAATTGGCTCGTAAATTAGGAATTGAAGAAAAAATTATTAAAGAGTATGAAAATTGTTCTGTGACAAATTTTTCGCCTATGTTATATAAACGTATTTTAAAAATTCTTAATGTTGACCCTAAGCTATATATATAAATTATTCGCTATCTATAGAGCATTCTGAAGATGATACAGATGACCCGTCAGTATCCGAATTACTTTTTGACCCACCACTATTATAGGGTTCAAACCCCATTTTCATAGGATCTGTAGTATTCTTTAAAATATATGGATTTACATTAGTTTTTTTTATTTCAGATGAACTATTATCATTATCATATATACCTAATGACGTAAATACATCATTTTCATTATTAAATGCCATATACATTATAAAGAATACTATAGATAATATTAATATAAATATCATAATATTATTAGCAGTTAGTACATCCTTTGTAATATCATAAGGAGGTGAATCATTATCTCTATTTATACTATCAATATATTGATAAACACCAAAGATCAAAGCTGAAATAACAACTGAATATAATAATATATACATATCTATATATATTTTTCTATAATTCTTATATTAATTATTACGCGCCTATTATTTCTTTTTAAAGCAATTATTTATAAAATCGATAATGTCCTTTGGCTCATCATTTAACTTATTAGCGTTCTTTTTCTGTTTTTTCATATTATTAATATTCTTTTTAAGTTCTTTTATTTCTTCCTTATTTAATTTATTATCATCATTATTTAACTGTTCTTCATATTCTTGTAATTTTTTGTTTATTTCATTTAACCCACTGTTATTTATTTGTTGTCTTTCAACATCAATTAATATATCTTTTATTACAGGATAGGCAAATTGACTTCGATCATTTGTTCTATCTATATAACTTACTAATCCTGTAATCTTATTCATAAACTCAAATGATCCATTCTCTGTGAATAATCCATTCTCGTTACAATACATTTCTTTAAATACATCAAAGTCTTCGGGTAGACGCTCATTATTTTCTAATAATAAATTAAGTATTTTTATAGAACTCATATGGTCATCTGTGATAGGAGTAGCAGTCATAATAAGTAATTTAAGAGAATTTACACCAGATACCTTGTAAGAGTTTTGTATCATATCTTGAAGAACTTCTGGATTAGGCTTCTCTAATGCCGATAGAGAAGAACTGTATATTTTATGTATTTCGTCAATAATTATAAGTGTTTTTCTAAAAGGGTCTTCTTTGCCATTTAGAGCAACCATTAACTTATAAAATTTATTTTTTCCCTTAATTAAATTGGTAAATTGCTTATAAGATATAGGAGGTAGCCAATTTTTTCCTAAAAACTCCATACGTTTTGCCTTTGTGGATGGTAATATTTCCTCATTTTTTAGCCGCTCTTGTATTATTACATTACAAATTTTTTCAAACATATTTTTCCATATATCCTCTTTTAATGTATGTCTTGTAACCCATAATATTTTATATCCTTCTCTATCGAATGTATTAGTTGCTGTTGAAATTGCTGTACAAGTTTTCCCAGAACCTACACTATGAAATAAAAACATACCTTTGTAAGGTGATTGCGGAGTTAAAAACTTTTGAACAAAATTTTGCGTATTTGAGAAAGATACAATGCTATATTCTTCTTTTTCTTTAACATTATTAGTTTTATTATCATCTATATCAGATACACATTTATTAACAATATCTATATTATCCCATTTATAAGGGGCGAAATTTTTATTTACATATCTATATAATTCTATATAACTCATTTTAGTTAATGGCGGAACCATTTCAAACTTTTGTTTTTTTTGTATTAATTTATTTTTATAATCGTATATAAATTTCATAGAATCAGCATAATTTTTATCATTTATCATATTTTTTTTTTTATAATTATTTAATTTTTCAATGATTTTGTCTCCAAATAATTTTAGAAAATTTATAGGGTTCATCCATATTTTATTTATAGCATCGCAATAGTTCTGATTTTTATCTATCATATTACATAATAAAGGTTTTGGATGTTTTTCATTTAAATATTTAATCAAATCACTATCTTTAACATAGTTATTAATCTTATTATTTATATTGCCAAAATATAATTTTTTATTTTTTATTTGTAATTTATCTCCGAATTCAACCTTATCTATTATATATATAGCTGCTATAATAAGTAAACCATTCGCAGAAGGAAATACTTCAAGAGGACCTTCGCATTTTTTCTTACAATCAATTATATTATCATTAGTATATATCTTCCCACGAATATTATTAACAACTTCAATTAAATCTTTGCGTTGTGGTTTATCACTTTTATTATTAATTTTAACCATCATAGCATTATAAAAACGATTGTTTTTTTCTCTTAATAAATGTAGATTTTCGGTTAGTGGTGTATCTGCTGCTGATGCAATAAGTAATGCTTCTATATCCGCAATAAAATTAAAAGCACTAATATTTTTATTGCTATGTTTAATATATAAATCATGGACAGTTGTATCATCATCGTATTTCATATTATATCTATAAATATTTAAAGGCCAACCAACATCTGGTATAAATGGCAGTCCAGATTGCCCACAATATCGTGTTCCTCTTCCAATTACCTGCGTATATTCTGCTTTTGTTATTAATGGTTCCAATATATGCATATATTTAACATCAAATACATCAAGACCCTCCTTATAACCTGAATCTAATATTATAATACGCATGTTTTCTCCATATATGTTAGCGCTTCTATCATTCATAAGATTCATCATCTTTTTCTTTAATCCAACAGTAAGAGGTTTTTGATATACTGTTGATGTAGTTAGTAGGCCAAATGTTTTATTTTTCTCTACAATATCTTCTCTTAAAGCAAATTTATTTGAATATATAAGAGAGAAACCCTTTGCTATTAATGAAGAAGCAACCATTTTAGCACCATAAACACCTGATACATCACTATATATTATATGTTTGTACAATTTATTATCGTTTTTCATATCAAGTTCATCAAGCTCTCCAATTTTTTTTATCATCGCATCTATTTTTGGTGATAAAAAATGAAGATTATTCGCAATGACATCTTTCTTGAATTTTGATGAATCAAATTTATGCTCTGGTTTAACATTTGCCCAAGTACCCGTATTACGAATACATAATGCTTCATTTAATTTTTTATTCATTTTATAATATTCTATTTTAATATAATATTATATTAAATATATTAGAACAGATAAATATATAAACTTATAAGAATATAAAATATAATAAAATATATCATATTATGATTATTGATATTGAAGATATCCAAAATGTATTATTAGCTAAAAAAATAAAATTAAATAGTTGTTTACATTTAGGTGCATTTAAAAATGAAGATTTAAACCTTTATAAAATTTGTATAAGAGAAGAAGATATTATACATATTGATGCACAGCCCGAAATAGTTGATATACCAAAATGTAGATATAATTTAAATATATTTAATGCTTTCATATCTGATGAAGATAATATGAATATTATATTTAATAATCTTGATAATTTACACTATTCAAATATATTAGAGTATGATAAGAACTCTATACAATCTCCTCAAAATGTTTTTAATAATAAAATATTACAAAAAAGTATTACAATAGATACTTTTTTCAATAAAAATAATCTGGATGCATCTAAATATGATTTTTGGTATTTTAATATTAAAGGCAGCGAATTATTAGCATTAAAAGGCGCAACAAACTCTATTAAATATGCTAAAGTTTTATATTTATATATAAATTCTGGATTAATTTATGAAATAGATGATTTTTTATTTAAATATAATTTTAAACGTATATTAACAAAAATAACACCTCATAAATGGGGAGAAGCAATTTATATTTTAAATCAATAATATAAAAATCAATAATATTTTTATTAAATACTCTCACTTTAAGACGCAAATTTTACTTTAGGTTTATTTACATGTGTATGTTTTTCATATATAGATGGCGATTCACGAGATTTATGTCGCAATGAGCGTGGTGGTGGAGAAGATATCTTATCGTTATGTAATGATGATTCGCGTGATGAACGTTGTGATGAACGTTGTGATGAACGTTGTGATGAACGTGGTGATGAACGTGGTGGAGGAGAAGATATCTTATCATTATGTAATGATGATTCATGTGATGAACGCCGTGATGTACTTGGCGGAGGAGAAGGTATCTTATCATTATGCGATGACGAACTTTGTGAAGAAGGATATATATTCGTATTTTTACGAACATATATTAATATACGTTCACCTTTAGTAAAATTGAAGCATAAATCTTCTTTATTCAAATTGTGTTTTAAAGGTTCAGGAATACATTTTACAGGATCTAAACAAAAATCACTATGATTCTTTATATTCCAATCGTATGGCATTAATTCGCAAGGAAATTCGCCAATTTTTTCTGTTCCCATTACTGGATCTATAGTTGATCTCGCCCAACCATTATAAACATAATGTTTTTTTTTACATGTTATCCCAGAAATTATATGGCTTCCTCTTGAAGATTTATTCCAATTATTTAATAGCACTGAATCCAAGTTATATTTTACATTCATATAAGTTATATTTTCATTCATAGATATCAAATTACTCTTTAATATGCTATCATTAACTATGTTTTTTTTCATATAGGTGTTATAATCAAAAAAATTTGAATCCTTATCATAATCTCTTATTATAATAATTAATATAGAAGGGGGATTATTAGGTTCAATATATTTATAATTATTATAATTATTTATTACAACATCTGAATATTGAAATTTATATTCAGGTTTGTAGGATTTTATATAGATATTATCAAACTCTTTGTTTAAAACTGAATATGCCAAAATTTGTTGTTTAACACTATAATCATATATTCTGTTATCTATTTCTAATAAATTATATAATTTAGCTAAATATATTTCAGATGTAAAACCAATGTCTGCATGTAATATTGGATTATATGGAAATGCTATAGGGTTCCCTCTATTCAAAAATAATAATATTAAAAAATATACAAATTCTGTATAAAAATATTCATAATTTTTATAATTTTTACTACTATTTTTTATATATTTATTATCTAAAATAAATTTAAATATTTTAAATAAATCCTCATTTGAATGCCAATTTTTAGATGCTTCAATTATTTTTTTTCTACTACGCTGACTATAAAACATCGCAACAAAAGTAGCCATAAACCAGCATATTGGACCAACTTGTTTAGGAGTTAATATTCTTGAACATGTACTTCCTCTTTTTTTTTAGTTCTTGTTTTTTTCATCTAATATTTAATATATATATTATTTTTTATATTATATATATTAAATATTTACATGATTTGATGAAGAAGTATTTGATTTATTATTTTTCTTAACATATATTAATGTACGTACACCTTTACTAAAATTGAAACAAAGTTGTGTATTTTGTTTTTTATTTATCAGCAAATCTAATTGACAATTTATAGAATTTAAATAATAATCTACATCATCATTAATATTCCAATTATGCTCCATTAGTTCACAAGGAATATTTCTTGTTATTTCTGTTGTTACCATAGCAGAATCCATGCTAAAACGAGTCCAACCATTATAAACATATTTAATTTTTTTACAAGTTATACCAGCAATTATATGGGATGGGTTATATTTGTTATTTTCTTCATAATCACCTAATATTATGGAATCTAAATTATATTCTATACCTCTATAAAATATTTGTTCTTCCATAGATTTAATGTTTTTTTTGATATCAGGGTCATCTATCCTATTATTTAAAACATTATTTCCTTTTTTATAATATACTCCTTCTCCATAAATAGCAGTATCATATGTATCATTTCTTACAATTACAATTAATATAGAAGGGGTATTTTCAAACTTTTTGTGAATATCTTTAAATCTCAAAGGGTTATCTTTAAACCAACTTGATAGTTTATCTCTTTTGTTAAATTGTGTATGTGCATCTTTAAACCAATTTGAAGACCTATTAATTAAACTTGAAATTTTTTTTATATTTTTTTCAAAATTTGATTGTGGCTTAAGTGTAAATTTATAATATAATATTTCATTATATTTTTTTAATTTGTTATATTTTTGAACAATTTTTAATTTAATATCATCATTATATTCTTCGTTTAGTAATGAATATGTTAAAAAATCATCATCAATATCATATTCAAATATTGTATAATTTACATTTAATAATTTATATAGTCTGCCTATATAAAAATGTGGAGAAAACCCTTTATTCAGTTTAGGATTATACACAAAAGTTTTTTTATCTTCTTTATATAATAATTTTAATATATCTATAAACGTATTATCAGTGAAGTTTCTATAATCATCACTTTCTTTACCAGCTAATGTTTTCAAGTATTTATCATCTAATATATGCTTTAATATTCTAAATAATTCATTCTCTGTGTCCCAATTTTTAGATGCTTCAAGTAATATTTTTCTACTACGCTGACTATAAAACATCGCAACAAAAGTAGCCATAAACCAACATATAGGCCCCACTTGTTTTGGTGTTAGGATACGTGAACATATACTTTTTCTTGACTCCCGTTTATTTATTTTATTTGATGATGAATTCATATACTAAAATATATCTAATTATTTAGTATATTTAAAAAATAATTATTATTTCAATATATAGTACTATTTCTTATGATTTAATACTTTACCTTCTGGTGGTTTCTTAGCAGATTTTTTAGTAGGTATTTTTTCAGAGGAAGGTTTATTCTTTATTAATATATATCTTCCTGTCTTTGGATTTAATACTTTACCTTCTGGTGGTTTCTTAGCAGATTTTTTAGTAGGTATTTTTTCAGAGGAAGGTTTATTCTTTATTAATATATAACGCCCTGTCTTTGGATTTAATACTTTGCCTTCATGAGGTTTTTTAGAAGATTTTGTCGGTTTTTTAAGTTTAAGATTTTTTTTTAAACTAAGTCCACCAAATAAATTATTGTTTATTTTAACATATATTAATGTTCGAATTCCTTCCTTAAAATTGTAGGGAAATTGATGGCCATCATTTTCATAATAATCATTATTATCTTCATTAATAGATAGAACTTTTAAAAGTTTGGTAGTTGATTTAGATTCTTTTGCTATATCATCCCACGAAGCCCTTTTATTAATATCCCAATTTTCTTTAATAGGTTTTTCAGATTCGGTATAGAATAAATTGTCTCCTATATCTTTATAAGTCAACGCATTATAAACATATTTTTTTTTATTACATGTTATCCCTACAACTTGATGTTCTCCTCCACGCAAATCTTTATATAATATTACTGAATCTAATACATAATATTCACCCATATACATTATTTTTTCTTTCATAGATGTAATATTATCACGTATATTAGCGTCATTTACTCTATTTAATAAATAATTTGCATCACCATAAATGTCAGATTCACCTTCAACTTTCACGCGATGATTATAGGTTCTTTCTATATAATACTGCCGGTCTGCGTCATAATGCCCGTTTGGTATTTTTCCTATTGCACGAACAATTAATATAGGAGGTGCTGGGATGTCACTAAAATCAGGTTTATCTTCTGTAAGATTATCATATTCAGGATTAAATCTACTCATAAATTTAGAGTTTTTTTTCATTTCAAATGATAAAAATTTATTTGTTATATCAAAATTTTTTGAAACATGCTGATTATACTCTTTATTAAATAATGAATATATCAAAGAATCTTTGGTATTTTCATTAAATTCAAACATTCTATATTTTATATTTAATAAATCATATAATCCACCTATATAAATAAGTGGATCAATTCCAAAGGCCCAGATATCATTAATTGGTTCAATCATAAAAATTTCTCGGTTTGTCTCATATAATAATTTTAATATATCAGTATCAGTAAACCCTTGCTCAAATTTTTGATGAAATAAATTTACAAAAAATTTTTTTAAATTAGCATTTTCAAGATTCAAGTTATCTATAAACGTAGATAAAATTGCTCTACTATGTTGACTATAAAACATAGCAACCATAATAGCCATAAACCAAGACATTCTTCCCTTTATAATTGGGATTTTTTTTATAGAACATGCTTCTACTTTTGATTCAAAATTCATTTTTTTAAAATATACCTTCTATTTTATAAAAAGGAATTTATATTAATTAAAGAAGAAAATATTTGGAAAACTAATAAAGACAGGCTTAAAAGTCAATAATATAAAAATTAATGAAATTAAAAATAGTATGCTTTTTTAATAAATGATTTTTCTTTATCAATATATATATAGCTTTATGTCTTAGGATTTAATACTTTGTCTTTTAGATTAATGATTGGATATTATTTTTTAGCAGACTTTTTAGGAACTATTTTAGCATTCTTTTTCAATATACTTCTACCACCAATGCCAGTTACATAGCTATTATTTGATTTTATTGTTTGATCTATAATTGGTTTTTCAGATACTATATGTTTAGTTATACTTTCTATGGAAGTATTATTATTAGCATTTTTTCTAACATATACTAATAATCTATCTCCTTTACTAAAATTAAAACATGAATCTGAATATTCTAATGTTTCCCATAAAAAATCAGGGATACATCTTTCCGTGTTTAAACAAAAATCACCATCATATTTAATATTCCAATTATACTTCATAAGTTCGCATGGAATTTTTCTTGTTATATATTTTTTTGCCATTACAGGATCCATGCTACTTCTTGTCCATCCATTATAAATATATTTGTTCTTTTTACATGTTATCCCAGAAATTGCATGCCCATTATATTCATTAAAATTCCAATTTGACAATATAACAGAATCTAAATTATATTCTATACCTTTATAAAATATTTTTTCATTCATAGATTTTAGAGTATCTTTTGTTTCACCTTCATTTAATATGTTATTGGGAAATATATTATTATAATAATTTGTATTATGTTTATCTATATCATCCGCGACAACTATCATTAATATTGGAGACGGAGTTATATTTTCTTCAATATATTTGAATGTCTTATTATCATTTACATGTACCTTAATAATTCCATTTTCTATTCTATATACTATATCAAACCCATCATTTAATATAGAATAAGCAATAACATTATCTGATATATTATATTCATATATTACAGAATCAATATTTAATAATTTATATAATTTTCCTATGTAATATTCTGGATTAAACCCCCCTGTAACATATCCTGGTATATAAGGGAATGATTTATTATCTACCTTATTCAATAATGTAAGTATCTTACCAAAAGTATTATTGCTAAACTTCTTATAATCTTTGCTATCTCTACCCTTGGTTTTTAAGTAATTATCATCTAATACATGCTTTAATAATCTAAATAGTTTTTTTCTATTATTCCAAAATATTGGAAAAAACCCTTTCTTTATTTTCCAATCTTTAGATGCTTCGAGTAATATTTTTCTACTACGCTGACTATAAAACATAGCAACAAAAGTAGCCATAAACCAGCATATAGGCCCAACCTGCTTTGGTGTTAGGATACGTGAACATATACTTTTTATTGACTCTCTTTTATTTAATGATGAATTCATATACTAAATAATTAGATATATTATTATTATATTTAAAATTTATTTATTATTTATTTATCAATATATATAACGCCCTGTCTTCGGATTTAATACTTTGCCTTCTGGTGGTTTCTTAGCAGATTTTTTAGTAGGTATTTTTTCAGAGGAAGGTTTATTCTTTATTAATATATATCTTCCTGTCTTAGGGTTCAATACTTTGCCTTCTGGGCATCTTTTAAGAGATTTTGTATTATAAATATTCTTTTTAGCTGTTAATTTATTTATTGTACCACCTTCACTTGGCAAAACCCAATGTGTCGTTTTGTCATTATGATTTATATAATAAACCTCTCCATCATTTGTCTTTTGTTGCTCCCAGCCTTTAGGTAGTCCTGGCAAAGTTGAATGCGGAGGCGGAGGCGGATGCGGAGGTGGAGATGGAGATGAAGATGATCTTTCTTCTGAATTTTCAGATGTTGCTTCTGTACAAACATATATTAAATACTTTTGGCATTTGCTAAAATTAAAATACAAAATATCTTTAATATCATTATAAACATCTTTATAAAGATGTTTATAAACATCTTTATACTTTATTACTATAGGTTTACAATAATTAGGAATTATTGTAAAGTCTTCATCTTTTTTAGTATCCCAATCATATTTCATAAGTCCACAAGGAATATTTCTGGTTATATTTTGTGTTATTGAAGGGTCGTTACTTATTCCACTCCAACCATTATAAATATATTTGTTGTTTTTACAAGTTATTCCGCATATTGCGTGATTATTAGAAGTGTAATTATAATTTTGTAATATTATTGAATCTAAAATATATTCTTTTTTATTATAAATTATCTTCTCTTTCATAGAAGATAATTCATCAAATATTTTCTTTCTCTTATCATTTTCATCTTTTTCATTTTTTTCTTCAGTATATCGTAATGGTACTTCACTAATATCATCATTCATTTCATCATTATATATTATTTTATTACTTATTAGCAATTTATTCATTTCAAAAATTTTAGAATTAAATAATCCATCTATTTTTAAATGTCTTATAATTAATATAGGAGGTGCTATATCATTGTCTACATATTTAAATTTATTTTTATCTTTTTCCAAAATATGTTTATTCAAATTTTCTATACTTTTATATATATTTAATTCAAGTATTTTTTTATCATTAATTTCAAATTCTAATATATTATCATATTCTTTGTTAAAATTTGAATATGATAATACATTATATTTACGTTGATAATGTTTATAATATATTTTATAATTTATATAATCAAATATTTTATAATCTACATTTAATAATTTATATAACCTTCCTAAATAAATATCAGGATAAAATCCACTTAAAATTTCCTTAGGATTATAAGGAAAGATGTTTTTATTATTTTTATATAATAATTCTAATATTTGTATAAAAAAATCATCGCTAAACTTTTTATAATTTTCTATATCTTCCCCAACCTTTAGATATCTATTATTTAATATATATCTTAAAAATCTAAACAATCTATCATTACCTCCATCACCCCAATCTTCAGATGCTTCCAATAATAATTTTCGGCTACGCTGACTATAAAACATTGCTACAAAAGTAGCCATAAACCAGCAAATCGGCCCAACTTGTATTGGTGTTAAAATTCTTGAACATATACTTTCTTTTTTTGGCATAATTTTATATATTATTATCTACCTTTCTATTTATTATTATATAAATTATTAATTTATACTACAATCCATATATAAAAATTACATTAATAATAATATATATCATTATAAATGAATATATATTTTACTTATCTACCTTATATTTTATTAATTTCTAATAATTTTATATTATCATTATCATTCAATCTTCCTCCAGTATTTAGAGAATGGCATTGTATTAACTTTGTTAAAAATATAGATATTACAAAACCTTATCCATTTAAAATTGGAGATTTACCTTTAATATCTTGGCATGACAATATATATAATAAAACATATACAACAGTAAATATTTGCTCTCATATGGGTTCTAAATTAGATAATAGTAAAATTAACAATGGATGTCTTGTATGTCCTTATCATGGAATGTTATATTCAGAAGAAAAAGCATTTGGCGAGACATTAATATATCAAGATAAACTTTGGTGGAGTTATGAACCAATCGCCAATAAACCCCCATCAACACCTTTCTATAATAATAAGAATTACACAACAACAAATATTTGTATTGATATTGATGCTAATATAATGGATTGTGCTTTAAATATCATGGATGTAAATCTTCCACAATATTATAATATGTTAATGCCTCCTAAAAAAATAAAAAAATACAAATATTTTAATACTGTTGATAATACTAAAAAGTTATCTTTAGGTATTTCCTTTAAAAATAATATGATGGAATTGAATGAATATAATAAATACTTTAATATGTATAAATTTCCTTATAATGCGTGGACACGTATACTATTTCCAGATAAAAAGCAAGCATTTATGAATATAGATTTTTTACCAATAGGAATAGATAAAACAAGATGGTTTATTACTATAAAAAATAATCGTATGAGTAATAATATATTTACAAAACCATTTATGTATTATTATGTTAATCAATACAAAGAATTATTAGGAAATAATCAAGCATTACATACAAATCTCAAAAAATTAGTTATTAGACAAGAAGTTTTAGCAAATGAAAATCATTTGGATGATATATATGATATGTTTGAAAAATATAATTATCCTGACAATAATATGGTATGTAATTTATATAAATATCACAAAAGAGAAATAAATAATAAATGTTAAAAAATATAGATAAAAATGATAAAAATACTAAAAATTGATAGGATTATAAATATATAAATATAGCATATCTATATAATAATTATTATGAACTTGAAAGTAATTACATATTTAACAATTATGTCAAGCTATATTAATTATTCTAATGGAATTAATCATATTAATAATAAATTTAGAATTTTAAAATGTAAAAGTGCTCCTGATTTAAAAATGATCTATAATGATACCGCTTATAATAACAACAAAAAAAATATTATTTCGTGTGATGATTATAAAAAATACTTTAATAATAAGAATAAAAGAAACTCATATCTTCGCTCAAAAGAAAAATATAATTTTGGAGATGCTAAATAACAAAGTAATTATAGATTAGATATTAATTAATATTATTTGTTTTCTATTATTTTTTATCTATTATATTAGTGTTATAAATAATATAAGATTAATATAAGAATATATATATAAATATTTAAATGTATCAAACAAGTATTAGAAATAAGAAAAAGATTAGTCAATTTAATAAGGTTGCTAACAATAATTATATAATTAACAAAGAATATGAATTATACGCATATGTTATTAAGTTATTAGGTAATTGTAGAGTTCTTGTTTTATGCGACAATGGCAATGAAGCAATTGGTGTAATTAGAGGATCTATGCGTCGTTTTAATAAACGTGTATTAATTGAAACAGGAGATATTATTGCTGTTTCTAAAAGAGATTTTCAAGATAACAAGGTTGATATCGTTCATAAATACAATACAGAACAATGTAAAAATCTTATTAATGAAAAAGAATTATCATATACATTGATTAATGCTTATAATAAGGTTAATAATAATACAGTTAATAGCACAAATGACGCTAATATAATTTTTGAGGATACATGTGAAAAAGATTGTAAAAAAAAAGAGGATGAAGATTATAATAATAGTATATTTGTATTTAATAGCGAAGATGAAGAACAGTATGAAGAAGATGATGGTATTTAGTAATATAATTATGTACTATAATACCATATAATATTATTTCATAAAAATAAAACATATATAAAATATAGAGATATAAAATTAATATGATATTTAATGATGAATACACGGCATATAATATTACTTTTAATAGTGATCATTCTACATTAAAAATAAATGGCTCTATAAAAAATAATACAATGTACAAGGATATTATAATAATTGCCCCTAATCCTATTAATAGAATGAGTAATTATTCAGGTTCTGGGCTTCCCTATCCAAATTATGAAATTGCTTTTGAGAATACACCAAATATTCATAAAATAGAAGCATCTGGTATTTTTGATATTACTTTTAAATACCCAAATAGTTTCTATATGCCTGATGGAATGAATAAGATAAAACCTTCTATATTTTTTATATTTAATACAATCGATAATAAAACTTTTCGTCTTCAATATGAACTACATGATATAAATGCGCTAAGAACATTAATCAATAGAAGTTCTCGTAAAAATCCAGAATTTTATGCTGCGAAAGATTATATTCTTCCAATTGATACAGCAGAAAAAGTAATGCTCGCATATTCACGCGCTAAAATAGAGAATGATATAGGTTAGAATAAATATGTATTTTTTTTATAAATTTAATTTAAAAATTGATTTTACTACTAAGATCAATAAAGTAGAGGTCAATTTATTATTGCTTGAGAAAAAGTTAATATTAAATTGAATTTGCGACAAAGTAGTCTGTGAAAGCCAACGAAAAGTCTTAAAATGGAGTTTGTTAAGATCAATTTCACTCCCGATCGTATCAAATACATCGTGTATGATATTATCAAAAACCGTGTATTTGAAAATAACGGGATTATTTATGGAGGATTTGTTAGGGATATGATAATTAGCGATCATTATAAGGCAATATATAATAAAAGGAATGAATACAATATTCATAAGTTTTGGAATAAAATGTATCAACCTGAAACAGCAGCACGCGCGATTGTTCCGAAAGATATGGATATTTGTATGTATTCTGAAGATGATATTAAAAAGTTTATTATAAGTATTGAAAACATATTTAATGAAAAATTTGGTTATGGTAACATTACATCTGTTAAAGATGAAACAGTTAATGGGGATGACTGTTATTTTGACATACCTATCAAATTGCATAAAAAACTCAGTTATGTAATCACCGTAGGAAAGATTCCATATGTACATAGAGGCGTTGATTTATATTTTGACTTTGATATAATAATACCTCGTAGATCTAAGATACTGCCTCCATTCAACAAATTAGATCTTCTATCTAATGCTTTCATATTGAATCAGACAGGGGTTGTTATGTCAAGTAATACTGGGACAAGTATTGATAATATGAGTATTATTGATAAGCAAATTATTTCAGCAAGTATTATGAAAGACATTGTAGAATTCAAAACACAGTTTTGTATGTGGAATTACACTGATGATTTTACTTGTGGTAATTATAATTATAATAGTAAAGTTGTTCAGCGCTTGAATAAGATGTTGTTTAGAAACTTTAAATGGAATATCACAAATTTACCTTTCTTGATTTGTGATTATAAAGAAGACCAGGATAATTGTTGTAATAATAACTGTACTATATGTTTGTCAAAATTTAAGAAAAATGAGAAGATTATAAAGGTCTTTATTGATAATTCCACGAAGACTGAAAAGATATGCTGTAATATGTCTACAGTTCATGATAAATGCTTATTTAAATATTTTGAAACACAATTAGAAACAGGGAAATATGATGGAATAGTAAACTCAGACAGTTTTGAGCTCAGGTGCCCTTCACGAAATGTAATAAACTTTAAATTATATGCTGATAATATCACTGATATTATCCGTGAAAAAATAAAATAGTTAAACTATTGTACTATTTAAATATTATATAATTTATATTTTTTATATTTTATTTAGAAAATATTGTGTTTATTATACAACCAGCAATATAACTTATTATTGTTAATAAAATTATAACTATCAAATTTGAAGGTTCAGAAACTATGAAAACATCGCAATGCTCAAAAAAATATAAATATACTTCAAATATAATTATTTTTACAAACATTCCACCAATAACATTAAATCCAAATAATAACCCAAGCAAAAAGCTACCTATAATATGAGATGCGAGATAAATCTTATTTTCGAGAATATTATTAGCATTATTAGGATAAAAAAACATATCAAGTGAATGTTCTTTAAAAACGCATCTCAAAATAGTATATGATATTGTTGATACAAGTACAAATAATAAATAAATGTAAAATATGGAAGTATCCATTTTATTTACAAGTTTCCTAATAAGATAAAATAATTTAAATTTTTTATTATTTTTATCTTTTTGTTTGATGTAATATAAGTAAAAAATTAATATAATCTATTAATTTTTTATATAATATCTTTTACATTTAATATTAGGCATATGTTTTTTATATATAGTTTCAATATTATTATTAATATTTTCATTAGAATAATAAAAAAATATATGTCTTGATAATATATCTTTTATAAATACATTATTATAATAATCTTTTATTTTTATTTTATTAATAGATATTACCTTCTTATAAATATCTTTTTTTGAAATGAATTGCTTATTAAATAGAAGTTGTTCTTTAAATTCATCATTATATGAATTTAAATTGTAAAATTTTGAAGTTTCATATTGATATTTAAAATATTTCTTAGCATTTAAAATATGTTTATCATCAATCTCATAACTTTTAAGAATATTCAAAAAATTTTCAATAAAAGTAGGCATATATTTGCTGTGACATTCTGATTTTATATTATAATATGACATATCAGGATTATAATTATCAACATTTACAGATAAGGTAATATTATAAATAATCCCCATCTTTTTGCGAAGTACATTATAAAATATTCCTGTTTCAAAATTAAATAATATCCTTTTAATATAATAATTTAATATCAAATATTCATCAGATAAAAATTCTATCATTTTTGGTAAATGTATAACAATTGAATCATTTTTATCTGGTACATTGTTCTTTATATTGACTATTTTTAAAATTGTATTACTATGCTTTATTACTGGATAGACAAACTTTGATTTTTTATATTTTATAACTCCAAAATATTTTTTAATATTCTTAATTGTCTCATTAATTTTATTTAAGGGACACGTTACAGTTATAACTAAATTATCTGTATTTAAATGATCTTTTATATATTTATTTATCTTTTTACTATTATAATTTTTAATATATTTAATTTGTTTTTTATAATCATTCAAATATGAATATTTAGGATAAAGAAATTTAAATATATTATAATCAAATAAATATTTATCATCAGACAAATAGCTCATGTATTCTTGAATAACACTTCCTTTTTCTTTTATTTTGATATCCTTTTCAAAATAAAAGTTATTTATTGTATTTGATAATATATCGATATAAAATTCTAAATCATTATATAAACCTGATATATATATACTTAATTCATAATCAGATACATAAGCATTATGATTACCGCCTCTTTTATATATTTCTTCATTAACATATGTTGAGTTTTTGTATTTTCCCGAGGTTAGAGATGCTAATAAATGCTCGCAATAATGTGTAAGACCCATCTCATGTAATTTTTCTTGATATCGTCCTAATAAATAATTTATTGAAATATATGTTAATTTTGTTTTCAATGGTACAATTATAACTCTAATACCATTTTTTAATCGCAATCGTTTGATATTAATAGTCATTATTATATATATATTAATATACTTTCTATAATATATATATATAATTACATATCTAATGGTTTGTATAACTGTATATAATTTAAGAATACATTTATATATATATAAATATATTCATTATATTTTATTTTTATATTATTAGACATATCATATACAATATATATCTCTATTAATTTAGGAATACAAATTGTATAATTATATATAGATAATACAAATAAAATAGGTGTAATTATTATAGTATATAAGGCAGAAATATCATCTATTTTATATGAAAGATACATATATATAAATTGTAACATATAAACAAATTTATAAAAGTAATAATCTCTTCTTAAAATATTATTAATTTCACCAAAATTATCTACAGTATCTATCCATCTTAAATAATGTATGAATGATGAGCAAAATAAGAATACATTATAATCTGTTTTGCTTGATATGTACATCAATAATAATATATAACAAATATTATTATTACCTATATAATATTCAATATCATGATATATTTTACTAAATAACAATCTTAACTTTGTTCCACAATTTTTCATATATTTATTATGTGAATTTATTATACATAAATTATTATAAATTATTGAAAGTTTGCTTAAAATAAAACCGAATATAAAAGCCCAATAAGGATACGCACAATAATGTACTTTTAATATTATGTTATACTTATTAGTCATATTTTGTGTATCTATTTTATCATTATACCATATAATAGGTGTTGTATAATGGCATTCTCTATGAAAATCATATCCAACAACATCTCCACTTTTTATAATATACTTTTCAGAAGTCAAATTAAATACAGTCATCAATTCCTTATTATCGTCAATACCTATTATAATACTATAACATGAAGCAAATGGCATATAAAAGAATGGTCCAGAAATATGTCTTGCATATAAAAAATTATTAAATAATTTTTTATTATTGTTTATTAATGGTGATACATAAATTTCATTCATATCATGTATAATATCTATAATATAATCATTTCCTAAAAAATTTTGAAACATATCTTTTATTTTTTTATTTTTTGAAATATTTAAAAATAAATTTTTCATTTCTGGATTTAAATCATTGTACCATATGTGTGTTGTTTCACATAATGAAGGGTAATTTTTTATAACCCAATTACTAATTAATAATAATTCCTTATTATAATTATTTAATTTACAATTAATAACACGCGATTTTTGAGAATTCCAAGGTAAATATAATAACATTTATAATATATTTGTATTAATTATATTTATATTATTTGCTTTTATAATATATATTAATATATAAAAATTGATATATAAAGAGTTATTGTTATTATTAACAAAAAATAAAATGGATACTACAACTGTTTCTAAATATACTTGTACTGAAAATGGAGCTATTGCTCTTGATACATCTGGAAGCCCTATTGTTGACTATTTCATGATGTATACGCGATCTCTTACAAAAGAAAAAAACTATGAGTATATTAAAAAATGCTGGGAAATTAGCCCAGAAAAAACTGTAGCAATTATTTTCAATGGCCGCGATAGGTTGAAGGGTAAAAAAGAGAAAAAGGTATCAAATACCGGAATGTTGTGGTTGAGGATCAATAAGCCATATACATATATGAATAATATTCTTACATATGTTAATAAATATGGACGTTGGAAAGATTTGCTTTATATTTGTTATGATAATAATATAGATGGTATAATTCATAATAATTATGAATTAAAGTTATTTGCTAATAAATTACAGGATGATCGTTCAATTTTAATAGATGAAAATCCAGATGATAATGTTAGTATTTCTCTATGTGCTAAATGGGCTCCAAGTGAGAATGATAGGAATGATCAACGAAAACATTTTGCAAAGAAAATTGCTACAATTCTTTATGGCAAAGATGATGTTAAGAAAATGGAAAAATATAGAAAAGAATATATTGCTCCTCTTAGGAATAAAATTAATATTGTTGAAAAACTTATGTGTAATAATGAATGGGATAAGATTAATTATGAATGTGTTCCTGGCGTTGCTTCAAGAAGATTACATGAGTCATTTAATAAACATGATAGTCAAAGATATTGCGAATACTTAGCAAAAGTAAGGAGCGGAGAAGCTAAAATTAATGTTACAGGAATTCTTCCACATGAATTAGCAAATTATTATGTTAATCTTCGCAATACACAAGATGAATATGAAGAGAATGAAACGATTGAATTACAATGGAAATCTATTGTAGATAATGTTAAAAGTAGTGGTATTCTTGGAAACTCTTTAGCTATTGTTGATTTATCCGGTTCTATGTTTTCAGCATGCAATGGCAGCATTCCAGCACAAGTTGCTATATCTCTTGGTATTATTACATCACAATGTTGTAATGGAATGTTTAAAAATAAATTTATTACATTTAGCGAAAATCCAGAGTTAGTATCTCTTATTCCTGATAATTTATATAAAGAATATACTGACAAAGGGATTGAACCATCATTATATACTTGCTTTAAATCAATGATTGACGTGGAGTTTGGGTTTAATACTGATTTTGTAAAATGTTGTGATATGATTATTAATTATGGCACTAATAATATGATATTAGATGAAGATATGCCAAAAAAATTATTTATATTTACTGATATGCAATTTGATGAGGCAAATATAGATAATCGTGAAAATAATTCGGTTGATACATTGTATAAAACAATCGCAAAAAAATTTAAAGCGGTTGGATATACACCTCCAAAATTTATATTTTGGAATCTCAATTCTTCACATAAGGAATCATTCCCTGTTAACTGTAAAACAGAAGGAACAGCTATGATATCAGGATTCTCAGAACAGCTTCTTAAAATCTTTATGACTTATGATGAATTTAAACCTGATATTATTGTTAATGAAATTATTGCTCCATATCTTAAAGAGATTGTGATAGATGAAGCCGAGATATAGTATAAAAATTAATATTTATTATATTAATAATAAAAAAAATTTATAAATATATTTTTTTAACGTCTCTTCTTACTTTTAGTTAGTTTAGAAGCGGTCTTTTTAACGAATGATCCAATATCCTTAGTGCTGTTTAATAGACGGCTTGGAGCATTGCGGATTGATTTTATTGGGTTTCTAATAACTTCTTCAACTTCACTTTCAAATTCTTGTATTCTGTTAAATAGGTTAGTTAGAGTGCTAATTAAGATAGGGATGATTATTATAGTGAAAAGTAATATTATGAATAAGAATAGAGATATCATAGTTCCTATCGCAATAATATCGCGGCGTAGATCTTCAGAACATTTGCATTTCTCATTCATTAAATATCTTACATAATCAAACGCGTAGTATATATATACAACGAATGTTAGGAAGAAGATAAATGAACCAAAAGCAAGTAATTGAACTATGCCAGTTCCCATATTCTTGGCAATATCTTTCATTGGTATAAACGCAGTAATTAAGAAATATACTAAAGAAATTATAGTAAATGTCTTAATAAAAGCTTTGTTGCTATGCTCTGAGCATTCACAACCAATATTTTCTAATTTATAAATATAAGTATAAATTATCACAAGTAATATTACAAATATAAAATGTATAAACATACTACTATAAAAAGATAAAGTTGTATCGGACTCTTTCATTATTCTCTATACTATAATAATAGAAATTATTTATTTTCTATAATATTATATATTAAAAATCTTGTTGAACTATCAAAATTTTTAATATCAAGGAGTTTTATTTTATCTACAATAGAATTGTCTTTGTAATTATTTAAAATTTTTAATATTTGTTCCATGAAAATATCTATAATATATTTATGTATATTTGGATTTCCAATACAATTATTAATCATATAATCATATATATTATTCAATAGCAAAGAAATCTCATCTGGTTTATATTTAATCCAAATAATATTGATATTATGAATTCCCTTCTTCCATTTTATATAGTCACAGTATAATTCATATTCATTATTAAGTAATAATAAATTATTATCAAAAATATAATTTGGCGGTATCCATTCCTTGTTATTTACATAATTAACCCATAATTTATTAATAATATTTTTTAAAAAAACGCTATCGAAATATTCTAACAATCTAATATATATATTATTATCACTTTCTGTACCTTTAATATATGACCAAATAATTAAAAAAATTTCTTCCGTTTTATTATTATCAATAATATTCTTTATCTTTTCAGATATAACAGCCTTATTTTTAATAGTTAATTTATTTAAATATCCAATTAATGAGCGTTTAGTATTAGAAATATCAGAGAAATCAGGAATAATAATATGAAATCTATTTTTATTATTTATAACTGTTCCTGTATTAGATAATGCTTGTGATATTTTTTCTTTCCTATTATTAAGTTTTTTTTCCCATATCATTTTAGGATCATAAAATGAATTAAAACAACTACATGATTTTCTTAGGGCTTCTGCCTTTTTAATAATATTTTCAGGAGTTTCTACGTTATTATATCTATTTTGAAAAACTGTTAAATCTATTTTAATTACTTTATCATCCATTATAATACTAAATATATTAAATAATCTTATATAAAAATTATATATATTATATATATTATATATATTATATTATAATATATGAAATCAGATTTAATAAATCAGTTTATTGATAAACTTGATAATATTTATAAAACTGATTTAATATATAGAACAATTGTTGTATGTAACGACGATATATATGAGTATAAAAAATTATTAGAAAATAAGGATTATAGCGTTTATATAGTCAATGCGATATCTAATATCAATTATGATGATTTAGATTACAGAATAATCTTAATAAATAACAATATAATTGAAGATTTTTTAGATAATATAATATCAAATAAAAATCATCATTTTTATACATATATAACATTTACAAATGATAATGATGATATTAAAGATAAAATTTTTAATAAAGTTGATTATTATTATGAAATTATTAATAAAATAATTTAAATTATCTTAATTAATAATGTATGTTTATGATAGGATTAAGTTAAAAATATGAAAGGTAAAGGTAGTAAAGGTAATAAAAGCAATTGGTTATTAATAGCAATAGTATTAATAGCAACTGTATTAATTTCTGGTTTATTAATATCAAACAAAGAGGTAATACAAGAAGGATTTTTCGGAGGCAGTACTAAAAAAATATATAGTGTAGAATATTATTATATGGATGGTTGCAGTCATTGTGACAAATTTAGTGAACCAGGAGGTATATGGGAACAATTAAATAAAATTAAATGGAATAATGTAACTCTTAAGAAATATAATTGTGCCGATCATGAAGATCGTGTTAAAAAATTTAATATAAATGGATATCCTTCAATAGTTATTGTAGATAATACAGTAACACCTAATATTCTATTATCATCATTTGAAGAAGACAGAACATATGAAAATTTATTTAAATTTATAAATAAATATGAACAAATGTGAATATAATAAATTTCAAAGTTTTAATATATAAGATAATATTAAAGTATATTCAATATATATCTAATATGGGCGGTGGATTAACACAATTAGTTTTACAAGGCCAAATGGATTCATATATTAATTTGCAGCCATGTATTAATTATTATAAATATGTTTATAATAAACATGTTAACTTCTCTATGGAAAATAGGAACATATCACCTGATAATTTTTCATCAATTAATTTATCTGCGTCTACAGCAAATATTAAAATTACATTTGAAATAAAACGCTATGGTGATTTAATAAGTAATATGTATTTTACATTCAATCTTCCTGACATATATTCAACAGATAAACATCGGTTTAGATGGGTTAATAATATAGGTCATAATTTTATTTCAAAAGCAATAATACGTGTCGATGGTAATATAATAGATGAGATATATGGTGAATGGATGAATATTTGGAATGAACTAACAAATAAAGATGGAATAGAATATAATAAATTGATTGGCAATATACCTGAATATACAAATCCTAATAATAATAATACACGCTATGTTATAAAAAACAATGTATTGTTTAATAGTACATATCCAAATGCAAATATAGAAAAAGATAGATTTAATCCTTCAATTATGGGAAGAATATTACAAGTTCCATTAAATTTTTGGTTTACTCGTAATCCTTCATTAGCATTGCCATTATATAAGATACAAAATCAAACAATATATGTTGATGTTGAATTAAATGATATAGAAAATTTATATCAGGTTTGGTGTGATAAACTAAAATTATTTGTTTCCCCTATTTTCTATGATAATATATATAATGAAACTACAAAAATCCGTAATTTTATTAATAGTGAAAGTAGTATTAAATGTTTTTTAGATGTTAACTATATATTTCTTGATAGTACTTATAGGACTTTTTCACTAACCAATGAAGGTATTGTTAAATACGTTGTTGATTATGTAAAGAGAGATACAATATCAGGTGTAAGTATTAATAGCTCAACATCTTATATTGACTTGAAAGCCTCATATAATCATATTAAAGAATTAGTATGGATATTACGCAGACCTGATATAGTTAATAATTTCAATATACATGATAATTATACAGCATCGCACGTATATAATGAAAATATGGGAATATTAGAAACAGCACAAATTAAATGGGCTGAAACAATAATTCGTGCGGATGAAAAGGCTTATTATTATAATAATATTCAACCATATCAATATCATACAAATATTCCAAGAACTGGAATATATTGTTATTCATTCTCATTATTTCCTGAAAAAATAATTGCCGCTGGCTCATATAATAATCAAATGATAACTACATCTATACATATAACTATTAATAATCAAAATATTTCAAATGATGTAAGAACTAAAAATGGTTTTAAATATCTTTTTGATTTAATGAAAAATAAATCTATAACATCATATATTAAAGAAAATGAGGTTATTTTTGATTTAATTGTATATTCAAAAGTTATTAATGTATTTTCTGTTATGAATGGAAGTTGTAATTTTATATGGACAAGATAAAAAGATATAGCTTTGCTATAGTGGAATATATATAGATATATTTTTTATATCCATCTTTAATAAAAAGAGAATGGATTTACTTGTATTAATGCTAATATTATTATCAGGATATATAATTAAATATTTAATAGATACAATAAATTCCCTTAATAATGAAATTAAGGAAATTAAAATGAAATGTATATCAAATAAGAATGATATTAAATTTGAAATACCGAGTTTAAAAAATCCGGCAGATAACATTAATGATACATTAATTAAAAATATTGTATATTTTAAAAATTTTTTTGATGAATAAGTAATAATTATATAAATAATAAGTGCGTTTATATTTAATATAAGACATCCCTTATAATTTATATAAATGCCTCGTAAAGCAAAAGTTACAGATGATAATATAAATGCGGAAACAAAGAAAAAAAAGAATTTAATGAATACTATAATTAAAGATATATCAGTAGTTGATAATGAAGATATTATATTACAGCTTCCTCTTTCAACAGCGCAAATAAATAAATTAAATATAACTGATAATAATTTATGTGTAGAATTTCCAGAACCATATGAGCCAAATTGTTTTTATATTAATGAAAATAACACATATAGTACTATTCAAGATAATATAATTTTTGATAATAGTAATAGTGAATATTCTCTAAAAGTATCACATAAAGATGAATTTTTAAATTCTAATAATAATTGTTATTGGTGTTGTCATCCGATTGATAATAGGACATATGGTATGCCATATAAATACAATATTAAAACAGATACTTATGTATTATTAGGAAACTTTTGCTCTCTTGAATGCGCAAATGCTTATAATTTTTCATCTCATTGTGGAAGTGACAAAGTTTGGGAGATTAACAGTTTAATACAAATGTTAAGCAAGCATTATGGATTTACACATCCTATTCGTCCTGCACCATCAAGATTTTTATTAAAAATATTCAACGGACCAATGACAATAGATGAGTTTCGGAAAGGACACTATACAAATGATAAGACTTATATTCTAAATCTTCCTCCTATGATTTCTACAAATTTTAGTTATGAGGTTGTAAATACATCATATCTTAAGAATATAACTGATAATATGCATATTAAATTAGATAATCAAAATATTAATATAAAAAAAAATAAAAACACAATTGACAATAAATTAAGTTTAATTGTTTCTAATAAAATATAAAAAATGATATAAGGATATATATTCTTATATATATGCGCTAATATACTGATGAATAATATATACTTTTCTCCTTATAAAATTTCAACAATTACATGCAATGCTAATATTGGTAATAATATTAATATAAATCTCGGAATATTATTTGATAATATTAAAGTGATTGATAATATAGTTGAGGGTATAGATAAAGGAATTGTATGGGCACAATTTATGAAAAATGGTACCGATGTATCTAAAGGGGTATATCCGAAGAAGAGAAGAAAAAGTAAAAAAAACACTATGAAAAAGAATAGATTTGATAATCAAGTTACAGTTATTTATAAATTTAATGATAAATATATTCCAAATGTTAAGATATTTAAGAATGGAAATATACAATTAACTGGTATTAAGGATATTAAAGATACAGAATATATTGTTAATCATATTATTAGTGATATTACTAATATATATAATAATATTGATAAAACTATTATTGTAAATGTTGAACCAGATTATGTATTAGATTTAAAATATCAAAATTTCAAAATACGTATGATTAATACAGATTTCAAAGTTTATTCAGATCCTGAATTAAAAAAAGGGTTTGAAATTAGAAGAAAAGAAATTCACAAGTTATTTATAAATGATGAACATAATAATAAATGTAGTTTTCAGCCTGGTATTTATCAAGGGGTAAAGTTAGAATATTTCTGGAATATTAATAATAAAAATAAGAATGGAATATGTTCATGTCCTAAATATTGTTATGGTAAAGGAACAGGACATAATATTGGCGAATGTAAAAAAGTAACTGGTGCTTTATTTGAAAGCGGTAGTGTATTGATAACTGGTGGTATTACATTTGAACAAGTTAATGAAACATATAATTATATATGCAACTTTTTAGAAAAGCATAAAGATATCATTAAAAAACCTCAGCCTAATACACTATTAGTATGACAAAAGAAATTATAGCTATTATCACTATTAGGAATATTATATTTTTTATAATTAGTATTATTTATAGTATTATTTCCAGGTCTGTTATATGATGGTATATGATGAGGAGCATAAAATTGTGCGCTATAAGAAACAGCGTCGGGTTCAACACGTGGTATTATATAGTTATTACCCCATGGTTTTTTATCAAATAATACATCACCAGTATATAATCCAGCATTTTTTAATGGTTCAGGACCTTTAACATTTGGGCTATAATCTAACTCTGAATACATTAATTCATTTCTCATTTTTTGTATTTATTCTATTACAATAGAAGGAAATAAATAATATAAAGATAAAGGCATATAAAATATTATATATTTATTATATTAATAAATGGATACACAAAAAAAAAGAGAGAATAACGAAGGAGAAGGAGTTAGTAATAAGAAAGCCAGAACAGTTGGACAACCTGACTTTTTAAGTGATGGATTAAATAATGATGCTATACGTCTAAAAGTTAAAGATATCTTAACTATTATTAAAGATAAGAAGCCGACTACTACTCACACTGAGATAGTAAAAATAATAACAGAAGATAGTCGGTTTAAATTCTTTATTGAAAGATACCCAATGTTATTTGATATGGTTACAAAAGATGCTGTGTTTGATAATGAAAGCTTTGAATATTTTTTATCAATGCGTGAAGAAATTATTAAACAAAAAAAAACAAGCGAAGAAGCTTCTAAAGAAGTTGGACAAGTATGGTTTGATAAATATTATAAGGGAAGCAAATAATTTTTAATTATTTTTTTACATTAAATATAAAAAATTGATATAAAAGTTTAAGTGTATGTAATTATACAAACAAAGTATACAAAACCCCGCTAAGATGACTACTGAATCCTCCGCATTTAAATTTCCAACCAATCTATATCAACTTATTGAAGAAACATTCAAAATTTACGATGAACGCAAAATTATTAATAATAATTGTTGCGATGCTGGTGGAGATCATAGCATGGGTGATACAAATAATAGTTATGCTAATTGTTTAATTTATCTATTAAAGAAGTTTCATTTGTGGCCTTTAATGAAAGTAAAAAAATTTAAAGATCGTAGCGATATTGTATTGCTTCATAATTCCTACATTAGAAATAATGTAGATAATTTCAAAGAATTATATGAGCAGTGTAGAAGCGTAGTTCTTGATTTTAGTCGTGAAAATAATAATATAGTTGTAACATATGCTAATTCTATTCCTGAGCGTATTGAATATAACACATATATTAATAGCTTATATTCGCCAAATGATAATATATATGAGGCATATGATGGGACAATTATTACAGCATATAATTATAAAGACGAATGGTTTTTCGGTACTTCCAGTTGTCCTGATGCGAATAGTTCAAAATTTTCACATCCTACAAAAAGACATGGTAATATGTTTGATGAGATTTTATTTAAATATTTTAGTAAACATATTACACCAGAAGAAACTTCTTCATTTACTACTGAAGAAATGTCTTTGAAACTAAGAAATTTATTTGTAGCACATTTAGACCCTAATATGGCATACGAATTTATTATTATTCATCATGAAAATAAACATATTATTGATTATACCGGATTACTCGGTGAAAATTATATGGAAATGTTTCATATTAATACAAAACAACGTGATACACTTATTGAAAATGATATTATATCTTCAATTATTCCATCGCTACATGAATATGGAATTAAATATCCGCTGTCATTTACTAATATTAATGACGCATATAATCATATCAATACTGTTCCTTATAGTTACGGATTAATCGTTAAAAAAGTTGTAGAAGGAAAAGTTAAATTATATAAAATTTCAACAGATGCTATTAATTATCGCGAAGAAACGGACCCATGTCATCCAAATATTTGGATGAATATTCTTTCAGTTTATATGAAAAATAAGGTTGATTATACAATTAAAGATTATATAACAAATTATAACCCTACTATTAATTTGCCTTTGGATAATAATGGGCAAAAAATAGATCCAACATATCTTGTTCATACAATTATTTCAACTATTAAAGATAGTTTATATAGCTATTACAAAGCAACAACAACGTATTATCCAAAATATAATCGCTATAAAATGAACAAAGAGATGGATAAACAATTCCCACCTATTATTCAATATCATTTGGCACAATTGCGTAATCTTCAAGTAAATACTTATAAAACAAAAATAATTAATATGGGTAATGTATATCACTATCTATGTCAATGTAATGATGTAAATAATATAAAAACTCTAATCCAATTCTTCGCTTCTAACCCAATTAATGAAATGTCTCCCAGAACATCTATGTGTTTCGCAATTATGACAAGTTTAATTTCTTAATTTTAAAATTATCCCTAAATTATTCGTTTATATTCTTTATTTTATTTTTTAAATTTTATTTTATAAAAAATAAAAATCGCGCGTATATATAGAAAGAATATAAACATATATGAGTTTTGACGATACTTTACAAGAAGTTGCAGGTGGTAGAATGAGAAGACATCGCCCTAAGTCTTCTATTGGATATAAACCTAAAGTAAATAAACCTAAAGTAAATAAAAAGGCTTTATTAATCAATAAATTAAAACGACATTTTGGTGGCTTCTTTGAAGATACTCAAGATCCGCCTCCAGCGTCTCCAATGACTCCTCCTGGTCTTGAAGGTGGACGCCGTCGCCGCTCTAAAAGCCCAGTTCGCCCCGCTCGTGTTCGCCCCGTACGCCACGTTCTTGTTCGCCCGGTTAGCCGTGTTGGCCGTCATCATGTACGAGGCGGTGACGCATTAAAAGATGGTGTACAATTATTTGGTCAATATTTCGCGGATCCTTCTTTAAAAGTATTTGCGGATGGTTCTTCTAATTTAGGTGCTAATACAGGACAAGCAATTGATAGTTTAATTAATGGAGGAAAAAAGCGTCGTTCTACTTCACCAAAGCGTCGCCCTGTACGTCATGCTGTTTCGCCAACGCGTCGCCCTGTACGCCGTGCTGTTTCACCAAAACCTAAACGCCGTGCTGCTCTACCAAAGCGCAACATAGCACGCCCTATGTTTTAATTTAATAAATATAAATTAAATTTTTATTTTTAAAAATATATTAAAAAATGATATATAAGATAGATATAATATAATTAATAAAGAAAATGCTCAAGTTTCAAAATTACACATACGACAATCTTTCTACTTGTCATAGTTTTGAAATAAATAATATTGATCTCGCTATTATTAATGGGATTAGAAGAGTAATATTAACAGATATTCCTATCCCAGGTATTATTGGAGAAAAATTAGATAATGATGATCCAAGTGTTGATATTGTAATAAATAATGGTGCGCTTCATAATGAAATTATTATTCATCGTATAGGTCTTATCCCTATTTGTCTTAAAGAAGAAGAAATAGAAACGTATGAAGATAATAGCATTCAAATTGAATTAAATGTAAAAAATACTACAAATAAAACAATAGATGTTCGCACAAATAATATTACAGCAACGCGTAATTCTGTAAATATTAGCAGTGAAGAACTTAATGATATTTTCCCTGCTAATAAAATATCAAAGGATTATATCTTAATTACACGCCTGAGAACCGGTGAGCATTTACATTTTAAAGCTAAGATTGTTAAAAGAAAAAGTCGTGATAATGCGTCATTTAGCCCTGTATCGCTATCAAACTTTTCATATATTCAAGATCCTAAAGAAGCTGACAAAAAACAAAATATTTTAGACAAAGAACGCTCATATTATAAAAATAAATATGGTGATCCTGTTCGCTTTAAATTTGATATTGAAAGCATAAATCATAATATTGGACCAAAATATCTTATTTCAAAATCAATAGATATAATTATTAATAAATTAGAAAATCTTAAGAAAGAATTAAATAGCGAAACATCAACAAAAGTTAAGATACAACAATTTCAAGAAATTGAAGGAACTTATGAATTTATTATTGAAGACGAGGATGACACACTTGGTAATATTATACAATCATATGTTCATAGTAAATATATCAGAGAAAATAGTAAATTTAAAGATAATATATTATGTACTTATATTGGCTATATTTGCCCACATCCGCTAAAGTCTTTAATGATTTTACGAATTTCATTAGAAAATCTAAGCGACCCTAAAAATTCAAAAACATTTGCATTATTCCTTGAAGAAAATTGCTCAGTTATTATTGATGAATTGACAAATATTAAAAATGAATGGACTAAATTCGCAATTGATTATATTTAAATTATTACTTATTTACTTTTACATAATAATAATATATATTATTGTATTAAATAGAAACATAACTTCAAAATGGCAACGGATACTGAAAATCTCAGAGATATTGAATATATTGATGAAGAATTAGATGATATTGAATACACAGAGATACTTAGTTTTGAAGAAATGAGTAAAATAAATCCCTCATTTATTGCTTTAAATAAAGATGAAATATATAATAATTTATATATTTTTTTTAAAAATAAAAAAAAATCAGATTTACTAAGAAATTTATTTTATGAAATACTTTCAAATCGTGATAGTAATAATGGTAAAATAAATGATTATACCAATTATATTTTTGCTACTGAAGGAAAAATAGAAAAATATGGAGATGATAAGAATGATGAAAATTTAATTACAAATTATGGTAACTCACAAAAAGAACTTTTATTAGCAAATTTTGTAGAAAAATATAAAAATAAAAGGGAACTTTCAGAATTTGTCAAGCGTAAATTTTGCGTTTCATATGATAAAAAATCAACAAAGATGCGTTTAAAACCTATTCATGATACAAATATAATAATTACTGACAATACTCAATTTAATAAAGTTGATTTTCCAAAATATCATTCAATTATTAAAGATTATTCTGTTATAAAATGTAGGCAAGTTGATAAAGTTGAAAATATTTTTAATATTAATGATAATGATGATATAAATCTTCCTATAATTGGTTCATATTATAAGATACCTACGTGTATTAAAGATGATTATATGTATGCTAAAGTTGCTTCACATTTATTAAATAGTATAAATATTAACTATAAATCATCAGATAATTACAAGGATATATATGAACTTATTAAGAAAACGCGACCAGATATAGAAATGATTATAAATGAAATTAATGATAACAAAGAAAGCTTTTATCTTGATTATAGTAATATTAATAACATATTTAAAAAATACGATTATTCATTAGATTTTATTAAAGAAAAGGATTTAGAAATCTTAACTGAATATATGTATTCAATTATAAAAAATGAAAAAGAACAAAAAAATATACATAAAGGTTTTAAAATTAAACGCCCTGAATTAATAAATAAAAAATTAACGTTTTTTGATAACATAGATAAAACATTAAAGATTATTAACATATCTACAGAAATAGTTTCTTTTCTTGAGAAAACAAAAGAGCTTATAATTAAATATAAAAGTGATATTATACAAAGCGATATTGAACCTTTGCGAAATTATAATATATATGATATTATAAAACAAATACATGAAAATAGTATAACAATAGAGGATGTTATAGAAGAGCTCAAAATATCAATAAAAACAATCAATATAGATAACACTCTTAAAACAATTAATGATATATTAGAAGCAAAGGAAAATTTTGATGTTATTAAAATAGATTGTAATAATACTAAAAAATATTTTATATATTCAAGAGAACATATATTTGATTATGATAAAGATGGGAAAAAATATATTATATCTAAAAGAGAAAATAAGGCAATTTGTGATGGAAATGATATAGATAATTATGAAGGAATTCATGATGATTATGATATAATTGATGATGATAATAAAGGAGTTGTAAATGATACTGATATAAATACTGTAAATAAGGTTGTTAACAATTATGATTTAAATATATATCTTTCAAATATTAAATTTATAAATGAAAAAGGATTTATCGAGATATTAAAAATAATTCTTGAATTAATAAAAAAAATTAATGATGTAGCAAATATAAATATTGATTATGATGCTTTATCAAATTATTTATTTAATAAATATCGTAGTGTATCTACACGATATGAAAACTACTTACAGAAATTTGAAAAATTGAAGATTAATATTGAAGATGCTAAAAAATATGCTAATAAATATTCGGAAATGACTCCTTTATATTTAGATTTATATTATAATGATTATTTAATTAATAAAAATATAGATAAAAGAAATAAATGGCATGATGAACTTGTTAAGGCAGTTAAGGAACAGTTGATAAATAAAACGCATATTGATATAGTAAAAGCTGTTAATAGAGAGTTTATAGATACATTTAATATAATATTTTATAATTCAATTTGCTTCTGGATTGTGGATACTCAATCTAATATATTAAATAATAATATATCTATTGATATAAATTACTTAAATCCAAATCAAATTGATAAATTTAATAGCCATGGATTACTATACTATATAATAGATTTAATAAATGATTTTTTTAAATATAGCGATGATAATGATTATTTGATAAATACAAGAGATTTACGCAAATCTTTAATAACTATTATAGAAAATGAATACAAAGATAGGGGAGCAGAATTATTAAATGAATTACTAAATAAAAAAAATATGGATATTAAGAATAAATGTTCTACTGACAAAAATAAATATACAGATGATGAATTGTATTATATAGATAAATTATTATTTGCTCCGAATAATAATACTAAATATGAAAAAATACATAAATATATACAGGGTTGTTGTCTTCGCAAATTAGATATTAATTTTAATGATATATCAGATTTTGAGATTAATAATAGTGAGATAATTAAATTAAAAGAGCTTTATTCTAAATTTCGTCTAATTAATAAACAACGCGATCTTCGATATTCTCCTCCTAAAATAACTAAAAAGAAAAAGAATAATAAATTTGATGGTAGTAAAGATATTAATAGCGACGATGATATAGATGATATATATCTTAATGAAATAAAGGAAAAATATAATAATATTAAAAAAATTAATAATAAACAATATATTTATAATTTAAAAAATCATGGTGTTTTTGAATGGTTAGAAAGTATGCGTGGTATTTCTACTCTATTACCTGATAATTTAATTGATAATATAATAAATCAGGAAATAGATAAGATTGATAAAGTAATTATTGAAAATATTATAAAACTTAAAAAAGTTAAGAAAAATATAGGTGAGAATTTTTTAAATTGCGAATATATTAATTATAAAGAATTATTACTTAATATATGTAAAATATTATATGTTAATGTTAATTCCTCTTCAAAATACAAGGATAATGATACTTTAAAAGACAAGGTTATATTATCTATTAAAGAAATAAAGAAAATGATTAGTAAACATCTTTATAATTTAAATAAAATTAAATATAATGTAGATGATATAGATGAGATTGATGATGATATGTCAAAATCATCATCTAATAATTTAATAATAAAAATTAATATACTTATTATAAGTAATTCACTTAATTTACCAGATTTATCAGGTATTGAAAATATACCAAACGATTTTATTACAAAAAAAAATGAGGAATTATATGAATATTTGAAAAATTATTTAGATGGAAAATATAATAGATTCTTAACCTCTGAAGAAATAGAAATATTTATTAATGAGAAGCGTGAAGAATATAAAAATAAAAAATTAAAAGAAAATCAAGATTTAGATATTGAAGAAAATGAAATTCGCAGACAAATTAAAGCAACAGGTATAATGAAAGATGTATACAATACAAATGACGATAATGATGAAAAAAAAGATGACAACAATTTAGGAAATATAGATGATGTTTATAAAAATGAAGAAAAAGATGATGATTATATAGCAAATGATATTGATACTCATAATATATATAATGATAATGATGTAGACGATTAAATATATTTATACATTTAACGCATTTTGCTGATGTATTACAATTTCTGCGGAATTTGGTTTTTTATATGTAGCATTATTACCAATTGTTCCATTAAGTTGTAAAGGTAGATGCCTATCTTTAAAACTTTCTATTACTTGCTGTTTGTATCTATTGGGTATTTCCTCGAATAATATATCATTTATTAAGTTTTCATATTTTAATGCTAATAAGTTAAACTCATTATCAGATATTTCATCATCATTTTCTATCTGACCTGCTAATAATAAGAATTGTTGCCCTAATCTGCGAAATAAATCACATTTTTCACTTGCTTTTATAGAATTATTTAATGACATTATTAAAACGCTAATAGCATTAACTACAATATTTGGTATTTTTACTTCATTTGCATCTTCACTAATTGAATTGATTATACACATAGCACTTGATGTAAGTACTAAAGGTATATTGAAGCCAAATTTAATCATACTCCAATAACCACTTGCCTTACTACATAACAAAACTAATGCCTCTGTTTTTGATAATAATTTTTCAATTTTGTATGGTAAGTTTGAAGAAGACTTATATTCATTCCTAATATCTTCGTTTTTTAGACTCATTATATAATTATATATAATATTAAAAAATATAATTAGTAATAAATTATATATTATTCATATAATTCAATTTATTATTTAATTCTTCTATCGTTTTTTGCTGATTATTTATTTTTTCTGATAATTCTTGGATTGACTTTGTTAATAATGGTATTATTGACATATATTCTATAGTATATTTATGGCTTTCATTTATAGGTACATTAACAGCTTCTGGAATTATATTATGTAAATCTTGTGCGATAAAACCATAATTCTTTTTATCTCCATCATTTTGTTCTATTGTTAAATATGATACTGGGTTTATCCTATTAATTAAATCAAGAGAACTATTTATAGGCTGAATATTTTTTTTAAATCTTCTATCACTTATAGTTGAATAATTAATAGCATTAATTGTTCCATTGACATCTAATTTACATATAGGATTTGTGTTACCTATACCAACATTATTATTATTAAAAATATTTATTATAGAATATTCTGCGGGTTCATAAGGTGTTCCTAATTGCCAAATTTCTTGAGCATTCCATGATGATGATAAAACAGCGCTGTTTGAATTATTATATGACGCCGGTCTATTTAAATATATTTTACCCTCCTGTGAATTATCTCCTAAGATTGAGCACCATTTAGCAGTATAATATATAAATTCGGTTGATGTTCCAGGTAAATCAAAAAATGACCCAGATATATTTGCTACAAAATAAGAAGACGTACTTGATTCAGCTCCTAAATTGTGCGAGAGCCAACATGAGGTCCCTTGATTATCTATTGAATTATTACCATCTGCTTCTGATATATGAACCCAGTCACCCCCTTCACCTATCTTGCGATATAATCTAAGACCCCACCATCTTGCGTCAGTTCCATAATCAATACCAATATGACATGATAAATGAACTAATACTTTTGAAGAAGGATGCGTAGGTTTAATACGAACACAAAACCCTTGTATTTTTTCATTAATAATATTTATATTATTATCTATAAATTGCCAGCCATACCCTGTTTTAATTACAATATTTCTATATATATTAAATAATGTCTGTATTGACATATTTTGACAAATAACCGCATTTTTAGGAATAAAAGTTGTTTCTAATTGCCAAATTTCTTGAGCATTCCAAGAAGAAGAAAGAATAGCACTATTAGAACTATTATATGTTGCTGGTCTATTTAAATAAAGCTTGCCATTTTGCATAGTATCTCCTAATTGTGAACACCATTGAACAGTATAATATACATAAGTATCCATTGCGTTAGGCATATCATAGTAAGCTCCAGATACATTTGCTATAAAATAAGAATATGTACTTGATTCAGCTCCTAAATTATGCGATAACCAGCAAGGCGTGCCACCATTATAATTATTACCATTAGCATCAGTAATATGCGTCCATTCTCCATCTTCGCCTATCTTGCGATATAACCGAAGACCCCACCATCTTGCGTCAGTACCATAATCAATACCTATATGACATGTTAAATTAATCAATATTTTTGAAGTATAATGATTAGGTCTTATACGAACACAAAAACCTTGAATATTATTATTAATGATATCAGTATTATTATCTATAAACTGCCAGCCACCATTTAATTTTTCCACAACATTTTTATAAATATTAAATTGTGTTTGTGTTGGTGTATACTTAGTTACAATACCACCTTTTGGAAAATATGATGTTTCAAGTTGCCATATTTCACTTACATTCCATGAAGAAGAAACAACAGGGGCATTTAATGTATTTACTATAGCTGGTCTATTTAAATATAATTTACCATTTTGTGTATTATCACCAAGTAATGAACACCATTTAGCAGTATAATAAATATATTCTTCAGATATTCCTGGAACATCATAATAAGCACCTGATATATTTGCTATGAAATATGAATATGAACTTGAATCAGCACCTAAATTATGAGAGAGCCAGCAAGTTGTCCCGTTGTTATTATTATAATCTGTTCCATCTGCGTTTGATATATGTGTCCATTCTCCTAATTCACCAATTTTGCGATATAAACGAAGACCCCACCATCTCGCATCAGTACCGTAATCAATACCAATATGACAATTTAAATTAATAAGTATTTTTGATGAATAATGGTTTGGTTTAATGCGAACACAAAAACCTTGTATTTTATCATCTATAATATCAATGTTATTATCTATAAATTGCCAGCCGCTACCAGATTTCTCAACAATATTTTTATACATACTAAATTGTGTTTGTATAGGGCTATATTGAGATAATATAGATGAACTTCCAGTATATGTTTTACCATTTGGATAAATCATGCCATTTTTATATATATCCCCCGTAAAATTAACATCTCCTGTTACATTTAAATTATTACGTAATGTAGTATAATTATTTACTATTAAATTTGAATTTATAAACACATTACCATTAATATCAAGATTATTATTATATTTATTCTCTACTATATACTTATTTTTAGGACCTTCGACAATCTTATCTGTTGTTATTTCATTTATTCTTTTTTGTATTATATTGCTTGTTTCTAATACATAATTACTGCTATTTGTATTATTTAAATTCATATTATATATTACTAATGATAGACCATCGCCTATATTTGAATTTGCTGCTATAACATAGTTAAGTTGTGTTTCATTAACTTCATTTATTCTGTTAATTAAACTTATATTTACACTTGAAATATAATTACTTGTATATCCTGCTTCTGTTGCTATACTAAATGGAGATCCATTTAAAAAATATGATGTAGCATTTAAACTTCCTCCTAAAGTTATATTACCATTAGACGTAAGAACTAATGCATTTGTATCTACTTCTGATACAGACGACATTATTTTAAAATTTCCATTATAATTTCCAATTTTGTAATCTGTGTTATTATCTATTGTGCTTCCTATAACAAAATCTATTGAAGCGGATGATATACCATTATTATTTGCTGTTGATGTTGGAGAGATTCTATATCTAACTATAACGATCCCTGAACCTCCTCTTCTACCATTATTTGGTGATCTTCCAGCGCCACCTCCTCCTCCTGTTCCATCTATACCTTGTATATTTTCACTTCCACCACCGCCTTGACCTCCAGTACCACCTGTTCCAGAATGTACACCACCTCCGCCTCCTCCAGCAAACCAACCTGCTTGCCCAACAGATGTTCCAAATATTGAACTCATATTTCTACCTATACCACCATCTCCTGCTCTTGTTGTTGACACACTTGCCTGTCCTTCTCCTCCAGCACCACCACCACCACCACCAGTTCTATCACCACCGCCGGGAATTGTTCCATTTCCACCTTTAAATCCTTGACCTGCTGTTCCAGCACCTCCTGTTCTATTACCTGTTCCATCATTACCAGCTCCACCTCCAGAACCACCTGGATTACCATTTGCGCCTCCGCTATTAACACCAGCACCTCCTCCGATTGCTGTATAACTTCCAAATGTTGAATTCTGACCATTTGAAGCAACTGTACCAACAGCATTTGTTGTACCTCCATTTCCACCACTTCCAACCATAATATTATAAGATCCTGCTAATAATGTTGTATTCTCAATTAATATAAGTCCGCCTGCCCCTCCTCCAGCACCAGCATTTGTTCCACCGCCTCCACCACCGCCAACAATTAATATATCACAAATATAATTTTCAGTTGTTGTAAATGTATAATCTTTTGTTGAAGCTGAACCAGAATAAGGAAATATAATACATTTATTTGTTCCTATTGTTGTTAGAGTAGTTCCAGGTATAATTATGTCTGGGGGTATTGTTACAATTCCATAATTATTTTGTAAAATTAGTTTTGTACTGTTACTACTATTATCACGTATATGTAATTTACTATTAGGTATAACAGTTCCAATACCTACATTACCTATGAAATTATTATATATATTAGAATCTGATGGTGTCCATAAAGAATATTTATTTATTCGTTCTGCTAATATATTACTTGTTGATAATATATAATTACTACTATTTGTATCATTTAGATTAGCTTTCCTTATTAAATTATTACTTGCTGATAAAATGTAATTGCTTGTATTATTATCATTCTCTTTAACCTTATTTATTAAGTTATTACTTGCTGATAATATGTAGTTACTTGTATTATCATCATTCTCTTTAACTTTCTTTATTAAGTTATTGCTTGCTGATAAAATGTAATTGCTTGTATCAAATATAACATCTCTATTATCTTTTTTATAAATTCCAGTAATATAAATATCTCCATTATTGGCTATTTTAAAAACTTCGGTATTAATATTTGAAGCAATGAAAATATCTCTATTGCTTGTATTTTGTTGTACCATTAAAGCAGTTGAAGTATTATTAGCATTAACTATTTCTAATCTTTCAGTTGTATATACAATTGTATCAAGTCGTGTGCTATCACCAAGAACTATTAAATTTGAATTAATAGTTAATGTTCCATTAACTGTAAGGTTATTATCATAATTATTATTTACTATGAATTTATTAGCAGCACTTAAATTTTCAGTAATCATATC